CGTACCTGTTGTGTATCCCTGCAACCGTGATTGCCGCGGCCGCTTTCATCTTTGCGAGAGCCCGCCGCCACCAGAACTCCGACGCGAAGCTGCTGGAGATCAGCCGACCCGATCTGGTTGAAAACCTGGCCGAGTTCTCGCTCCACGTCGATCCTGATCGCCTAGGGCTGGCCATCGGCGGCCTCCCCGGCCTCCTGGCCATCTACCGCGCGTGCGGCGCCATCGCGACCCTAATAGCGCGCCACGCCCGCCGGGATCCGAGCGGGAACAACAGCCTTGCCGAACAGATGTTCGTTTACTCGATCTGCGCCCGCCTGCTGGCGATCATGGCAATCGGGGAAACCTTCCTGCGCAAAGTTCTCCCCCAGTGGCCCCCCGTCTTCACCGCCTCCCTCGCCCGCCTGTTCTGCGACATGGGGTTCACCCTGGACGCGATGGAGATCCATGCATAGTTCTCGCCATTCTATTACTATTGAAATCAATCTCAACAATATGAAACAAATCACGGCACGTAGTTGGATAGAGGACAGGTGAAAATAATGACCACACCGTCGGAGGAGTTCATGAAGCGGCGCAAAGGCGAGCTCTGGAAGGAGATCGTCGATATTGCCGCGTCCGATCAGGGGACTCCCGCTGAGAGAAAGAGGGAGTGCGTCAAGAAACTGGACGAATTCGAGATGGTAATCATGACTATCTGTTCTCGTCCATTCAAGTACGTCGGGTGCGAACGCCCGATAGACGCCGTTCGAATGTACCTCGAAGAGGAGGGAGTCGGAAGAACCAAACGGGACATAATAGCCTCCGTTTTGAATGGCGGCTATAGGGGCGGGTTAACGGCCCCATCCGGACTTGGCGAAGCGGCAAAGCGTGGTCTTCCCGGAAAGATCGGCGCCGCCATAGGCGTTCACTTGGGCCAAGGTAAAGGCGCTTCAGGCGACAATGCGCTAAGGGAACACAACGGGCTGATCGGTCTCGCCGATTGGGACGATTCCCGTTTCTGAGTTTTCCATCCCCCCCCTGCCGACCCCTATAAGCCCCCCTTAAAGTTCCTACCAGTTCAATGTATCGTTTGCGATACACCGAAGTGTCGCCCGCTTCCCCACGCTTAGATTATGCCCATAGATGTATGCGTGCGGATCGGAAGGCGAATCCGTTACTTCCGAACCGAGCGCGGCATTTCCCAGGCGATGCTGGCCGATAGGATCGGTCTCACGCGCACAAATCTCTCAAGGATCGAGAACGGTAAGGCTGAGCCGGGGATCAGAACTCTGGTGCAGATCGCCCGTGCGCTCGGGCTGAAAGTAGCGCAACTTGTCGAGGGGACGGACTGACGGTTAGTTGGTCTGAACCATGTCCTTGAGCGTGAATCCCCGCACTTGAGAGTTTCCGTTCGACCCCTCCACTCGCCATCCATCTACGGTTGCGGAAGCGCGGATCTTGGTCCCGGCCGGGATGACATCGCAACCATATTTAAGATCCATGTTGACCGAGCCGCCATTGGTAGCGCCTTCAATCTCGTTCTCCATGCGCGTCAGAGACTCGCGATCCGGGCACACCAACGCGCCGTCGGTCACGAACTGACCGCGATGAGCTGTGGCGTCAATCCACACTGGGTCCGGGCCGGGTTCGGCTATCGCGTCACTGTCATCCGCTTCGGCTTCGCCCTGTCCCATTCCTGGCTCTGGGGTAGTTTCTGCGGCGGGAACAGAGACGGAGCGCACGGGGCTCACCGTGGGAGCAGGCGCCGATGCGACTTGAGTGGCGCTCCCCTTCTTCGGGATGACCGCGTGATAGATGACGACGCCAAAGAGGATAGCTGAAATGGCAGCGAGGGCCAGTACGAGAGGCATCCATGAGCCGCGCTGTTGCCTTTCGTGAGCTAACGGCGACCCTTCAGCGTAAGATCTGATCGCCGGCAACGACGCGGGAGCGCTCGAGTCTCCATGTTGGCCGCTCTGGATGAGAATGTTCACTTCTGACGAGTCGCGTCGCGGGTCTGTGCATGCCCACACGAGGGCCGCAACCCACCCCAGAAAGCTCCATCCCAGAAGCCAGTTCAGTACGAATATTCCAAGGGTGTTATGGTGTCCGCGGCCCTTCGCGATAATCGCCGGTAGGAAGTATAAGCATAGCCCGATGATGAATGCCAAGACAAAGATGAGCGCCGCTTCGCCGTCCGTCATAAGAGACCCTCAAAAATCGTCCAATTGTACCCCAGATGTAGAACCTGGGGTCTGCCCCTTCGCGGTGATTGACGCCGCAGCGTCTGCCCAAGCCGCGTCCTCCAGCTGCCGGAATGGAGTGCGGAACACCATCCGGGTTTGGCCCAAAACGACGGCGCCGTCCCGCACTTCTACCCAGCCGCGCGTCCAGTTGATGGATGCACTGGGGTGCGACCGGAGGACGATAGCCTGATCGTGGCTCATGCGACGCAGGCCTCGGCGGTCACGATACCCGGCTCTTTTCTCGGCGGACGCGGCGTTCCCTTCCGGGGTCCACGCTTGCGGGAACACATCAGTTTGACGCGACTCAGGATTTCTTCGGAAGAAACGGACTTCTTATTGAGCACGGCGTCGGCCGCGTGGAGTCGATCACCTATAGTCCCGGGGTCTCCGAGGATCACCATGGGGATATACGGGACGATTTGCTTGAGGCTGAGCACAAGAGCATCCCCGTTCATCTCGGGCATTGAGAAATCAGAGATCACCATGTCGACGGCGGTCTCGGAGAAGATCCCGATCGCCTCTCTGCCGCTGGTGGCAGGCACTGGACGGAATCCGTTGGTGACTAAGAGGAAGCACAGCACGGAAAGTTCGCTCTCGTTATCGTTGACGCATAGTACGATTTTTTTAGGTCGCATATTCTCTCCTTTGGTACCCTGCGCCGGTCGTCCCGGGCTGGCGCAGGGATGTTCAACAAGGTCTCTTATATAAGCAAGATCTCCTTTCAGGGTGGATTTACTTTCACACTGCGCTTGCGTTGGATTCTGATGGGCATCACCGCGCCTCCAGGAACAGAAGATCGGTCGCCCTGACCTTGCCCGTCGTTGGGTAGTCGAGCAGCCCGAGGGTCCGCAGCCGACCCATCGCGTTCACGAACCCCTTGGAGTTGAGGTGCCCGTACCCAGCCTTGGCAGCGAGCTCGGCCCTATCGATCGACTTGGACCGGAGGGAGATCAGAACCTCAAGCAGCTTGCGTTCCGGTCCACCCATCATGCCCATGAGCCGCTCGTGGAATTCCCGCTCGGTCTTAGGCTTGGAGATCGGAGGCGCGACCTTGCGGCCCTCCTCCGTGAGCGCGATCTTGCCGGGCTCCGGATAATCGATCAGGCCGTTGGTGCGAAGGAATCCAAGAGCGTTGACCAGGCCTTTGCTGTTGAGGTGCGAGTAGTTGGCGAAGACGGCGACCTGCTCGCGCGGCGCAGGCGCGATGCGCATCGCTTCCAGGTCAGCGAGGGCCGCGAGCACACGGCGGGAGGGACCGTCCAGGCCCACGACGTCGACCTGGGGTGACGAGAACTGCCCGCTTGTAACGGCCGGCTTGGGCCACTCGGATTCGGGCCGGAGTTTCAATTCGCGCATGACGGTGCGCACAGGCGTATGCAGCTCAACGGTAGGCGCAACCGCCGCCGGGATATCGATCCGGTCATCCAAGATTCGCAGAACGGCGGACAATGCCGGGGCGTGCTGACTCAGAGCATTGAACCGCTCTCGGAACAGTGAAATAAGGCTCTCTTGTTCGCCCAGTTTCCCCTGCGCCTCCGTTAAATCTGTTTCCATCTTCTGAATCTGCTCGACCAGCATCCGCTCCCTCTCTTTGCTGATATGCCCCTCACCGAACGCAAGCCGCTTCTCCAGGTCCGCGACCTTGCGCTTCAGTTCATCCGGATCGTTCTGCTTCTGCTCCTCGACCGCTGCCGCGATCTCCCGGCCGAGCTTCTGGATGTCGATCTTTGCCAAAACCTTCGGCTCCGCCCTCTGCTCGCCGGGCTTCGGCGTGGCGCCAGAGTTGAACGTCCGCCGCTGCCGAACCTCGATGTACTGTCCATGGCCGGTCAGGTTCGAGCAGACGTAAGCCTTCCCTACCCCCAGGCGCGGCAATGCCTTCTCGACTTCTTTCGCGTAGTCCGGTCCCACGTTGGCCGCGATCCACTTGATGGGCGGCACCAAGTCATCCGGGGCGCTCATCCGCAGGACGGTCAGGATGTCGATCTGGGAAAGCAGCTTCTTGTTGATGTCGGCGGACCGCTGGGTGATCATCGTCACGCCGATGCCCTTGATGCCGCCCTGCTTCACCAGCCGGCTCATCGCGCCGAGACACTTCTTCTGCTCGCGGCTTTCGAGCAGCTGCGGGGCGAACGTGTCCGCCTCGTCGATGAACAGGTGCATGGCTGCCCGATTGATCCGGAGGAGCTCGCTGGCGAATGCGAAGGAGAACTGGATCTGTTCGTCTGTCTCCCAGGAGCCGACATCGAAGATTGCGGAGAACCGCAGGTCGACCAGCGCTCGCGCCATCTGCTTCCCGGAGCGGAAGTCGAGCGGAGCGTCGGCGTGATCCCCACCGAAGACGACGACGGGGTACCCTGGGCCCTGGCCATCCGCGGAGGAGCGGAGGCCGTACCAGGCAGAGGTCGGGTCGATGACGGCGATCTGCTGGCCGTTCTCCAGCATCTCTTCGGCTTCGACGCTGGCGGTGTAGCTCTTGCCGCTCCTCTTCCTCGCCAAGATCGCCTGGGTCGAAGTGACCAGGTCGAGCGGGAAGGAGAAGTTATCGGCGATGTGGAGACCCTTGCTCACGCCGCCTCGTCTCTCGGTTCGAGTGTCAGTTTCGGTGATTCGGAAATTTGCTGGGCATCAGCGTTAACTGGCATGATCGCGAGCCGCCAACCTTCGTCCCCAATGACCCATGCCGCGTTGCTTAGAGGGGTGCTAAATCTGAATCTCTCCGCCGATACTGCGAAGAGGTATTCCCCCATCAGGGAGGCATCGAAAGCGACGCCATTAACGACGAGGAAGCTCTTTGTTCTTTCATGGAGCGGCCATCCGCATCTGCAGGCCCGGCTGCCTCTGCCGAAGCACTCGTCGCAACGCCTTTCGTGTTCGTGACCGCAGTCGCATTCGCAATCGACTGTGCCGCACCCGGAACACTTCGCGCAGTAGATCCTTCCCACGGACTTGCACTGTGCGCAGGGCGGGATGTCGGGCGGCATCTTTGCGATGGCCCGGAGATCGGAAAGCGGGAGGTATGCGCTGCCTAAATTCCTCCGGATGAGGTTGAGAGCGCCGGTGACCAGCGTCTCTTTTGGACCCGAGTACGGCTCTCCCTGGTCCGCCTCTACGGCGAGAAGCGCTCGCCCGCACGTCGCTATCAACCATCCCCCAGCTTTGAATGGCTTCCCGGTGTCGTACCCCCCGAGGCGGTTCAACGCGATCTGCATCTTCTGGATATCGACCTTCATTTCACGCTCCCGGCGCGACGCGCGTCATTGCGTCCCGGAGCCTCATGGCAAGTTCCGGGACAAGTTTGGTGGTATCAACCGAAAGGCCGGGCGGGCAGATATACTCCCCGGTGACGGCGGCATCGATCGCGACACGCTCCTGAACGCTGAACTCGGACCGGATGCGATGCCAAATGGATTTCCTTATGAACATGCGTGCTCCTTACTTGCGGGACGTGTTCTTGCGGGGGACTTCTCGCGAACGGACTAGGACGCCGGGGATGTTGGCGTGCTGCTTGAGCGCCTGAACCCGCGCGTTGATCTTCTTCTGATCCAGAGAGAAAAAGTCATAGCTCATGGGGATCAGAGACTCGTCAGTTATTTCGAAGTACCACTCGGTCGTAGTCGAGTATCCCTGCACCTTGGGAATTGCTAAGGGCTCGATGCTCGGCGGCGGGGCCGGCGCGAATGCCAGCGGCGGCGGCGCCACGTGCCGGACGGTGACCGGAAGCGGATTCTCGAGGATCTCCTGAACCTCATCGGGGCTTGCACCTCGCGCCAGAGCCTCCGCAGCGTCCTGTTGTGCCAGTACGGCGGCGCGGCGGGCGGCATCTTCCTCGGCGGCCCGCTTCTGGCGCTCGAACTCCTCATGCTGAGCCTTGCGCGCCGCCTCTTCCTGCTCAGCGCGCCGGCGATTCTCTGCCGCGATCCGCTCGTTTTCTCGCCGGCGCACATCGGCGCGGTATGCCATGATCCCGTCGTCTAGGAACTTCTCGGCCTCGGCGTAGCGCCCGTCCACCTCGTTGAAGAGGGCGCAGGCTGCTTTCCATGCCTGGGTGGCCGGTTCCTTGATGGCATTCAGCCGAGCGACGACGACCTTGCGCTCCTCGCGGATGCGCATGGCTTCCCGCTGCGCGGCCTGGCACTCATCTGCCGTTGTGATGACGATGGCGGTCGCCTCCGTGCGCGTCGCGATGGCCCGGTTCTTCAGGCCGTCCGGATCGGCGGGGATGTCCTGCGCTGGCGGCGGAGCGATTTGGTGCATAGGCATCGTGATCACATCGGCAGGAAGAGGATCAAAAGGCGCGGGAGTGTCGATGGCCGTCACGCTTGGTGCGACGCCAGTTCCCGCGTCCACGCAGGTGTACGAGAACTTGTCCGCGTTCTGGACGATGACCCGGTTGAACTCCGTCCCGATCGACTTCGCATTGACGATATCGTCGAAGATCTCCTCCGAAACGTTCTCGTATCGGAAAACCTTCCCGGTCGGAGCGGCCTTCGTCGGCGGGAACTTGACGTACATCGCGAATCCCTCCGCGTCGTAACCAATCGCCGCAATCCGCGAACTCTGAACCGGCTTCAGTTCGACTGCCAAACTTGCCATTGATCCCCTCCCTAAGCTGTTGCGATGCCCCGATTCCATTTCCAGGCATTGAGTGTGAGAAGCGCCTCATCTGCCTCGAAACGATCCTCCGTTGTAGCCAGCGTTAGCGCCGCCAGTGCCGCCGGAGCGTCGTCGTGCGCCTCCAGCGGAAAGGCGCTATAGTTTCCCGTCGGAAAGAGCTGCACGATCAACCTTCCCAGGTGCCCAAGCCGCGCTCGTCCGGTCAGCATCATCTCGTAGAGAGCTACTTGTAGCCCCCACCCGTAATGCCGTGAGCGGCAGCATTTGATATCAAGAACGAATCGGTTCCGCCCCAAGTAGCCGACCCTATCCGGCGTACCACCTATCTCGATTCCGCGCACGCTGCGCAGCATGGGCTGCTCGATCTGATCGATTACGAACCGCGATTCCCGCCGGAACCTGAGCCATGCTTCAAAGTAGGGAACCTCGTCCTCCTGTATCCAGGTCCGATCAATGTCCCCATATCTGTCCCATTCCCCCGTCCAGCGATGAACGTTGCTACCCCGACGCCTCGCGTTCTCCAAGATGGAGGGCGGTACGCGGCTGTAATCGATCACGTTGGCGAGCTTGAGCGCTTGCGTCACCGAAGGTCGCACGATTCCGGCGCTATTGCGATACTCGTGGCGGTCATCGTCGTAGCTGAAATCGTGCGAATCGATCACTGGTTCTCCAGCGCATTGACCTCAGCGGTCAAGGACAACACGAGCGTTCCCCACTGCACGGTTCCATCCGGCATCGTGTGCGCCTTGATCACGTCGGCTTGGCGAACGAGGTCGTACTCCAAGATCCCAAAGATTTGCCGCGCCTTTTGCTCCTCCGGCGATTGCTCGTTCGGCCATGACGGATTCCTCGTGGCCCACTGCATAGCAGCCTTGTACTTGTCCTTGGGGATATCGAGCGACGCCTCGACCCCGCAGATTTCCTTCAGGTTCGTCTTGGCGTCGGCCATCTGGTAGCCGCTTGCCTTCCATGCCTTGCCGAATTCGCGCGCCTCATCCTGGGTGATCTTCTGGGGCGGGGGGGCAGTCGCATCGGCGGGAGTAGTGGCCTGGGTGGGCTGGGTGGTTACCGGCTGGCCTTCGATGATCGGCCCGGAGTCCTCGGCCTCGTAGCTGGACGTGATGCCCTTGAGGGCATCGGCAAAGAGTGCGCGAGCCGCAAAGGTCCTCGCACGCCAGAGCAGCATCACGTCCGGATACTGCGTCCAGGGACCCTGCTTGCCCCACAGGCCCGCCTTCTCTGCCTGCGCCTTGGTGAAGGTCGCCTCTTTTGGCGTCCGGCCTCTGCGCGTCAGCTTCACCGTGGCGCTGTTGAGATCGGACTTCTCGACGACATCCTCAAATTCCGGGTGGCTAAGGATGACCGCCCAAAACAGGTCTCCAAATGCATTTGGCCGCCCGTTTATTACCCCAATGCCTTGCAGGGCTGTAAGTGCAGGAACGCCCAGTTGCTTGCCGTACATCATCGCGATGGCGCAGGCCTCTGGCTTTCCCTGGAAGTCCTTCGGGGCGAACGGCGTCTGAGACACCATTTTGGCCAGCGACAAAAGCCCCTGCCAGTCCTGCGGCTCGAATGGATCGACGGTTACGTCCGTCTTGCGCTGAATGCCCGTTTCGTTGCGTGTTGCGACTGCCAATTCTGCTGCTGCCATGTACCCTCCCTAGATCGCTTCCTGCTCTTCCCTGTCCAGCCACGCTTTCGCCGGCCACAATTGCCCACTCGCGCAAGCCGGGCACGTCACTCTGGAACTGCTAATCGATCCGCAATCCAGGCACACCATCGCCTGATCCATCGGTATATGAATGACCGGCTCGTGATCCCTCTCCTGAACTGCGCCCATTTCTATACGCTCCTATGTATTTCGCTATCTTCCGCACGTCCGCCATGCGCACGCGCATCACCTTGACAAGCCTTCCGATACTGTTCCGGTGAACGCCGAGTTGCTCAGCAGTCCTGCACTGGTTCCCGCCGTTGCGGACGAGAGCCTCGAAGGCATAGAGGCTACGCAAGACCTCCTCTGCGCGCTCGCACGTAATGCCGTTCTCAAATGCGACGCGAGCAGCGTTCGCCAGCGTGCCGGGATTTTCACGTTCCCTAATCCATGCCTCGACCGAGCAGGATTCGGCGTGGAACGCCTTCTTTCCGCACTCCGGGCAGGGATCGCCGTGCTCGACGCCGCATTCCGAACAGCAGTTCGTCTCGGGATCGACGACGCAATCTCCGTCCGAGTTATGCACATTGTTCATTGGATTTCCTCGACTGCAAGACGAGTATGCACTGGCCGGAATGCATTGTCAACTATTTTTGGAGTTCGTATCTAATTTGTGTAATATGATCTTGGATGCACTTCCGCAGAGCACAGCCGAGCGAGACCCGCGAGCTCAAGGAATGGATTGCCGCGCACCATTCCCTGCAATCCTGCCCGCCTGGCTTCGTGCATCTGTACGAGTTCACCGGGGGCCGGGAGTTGATCGGCGGGATGCTGATCGGCAGACCGTCGGCCAAGACGTACAATCCCGACCTCATCCTGCAGTTGCATCGGATGTTCTTTGTGGACGGTACGGAACACTGCGTCGAATCGCGCGGACTCGCCATGATGCGCAAGCACGTCCGCACGTGGCTGCCACGAATCAAGGGCCTGCTGTCATACAGTGACCCGACAGAGGGCCATGAGGGAGTGGTCTACATGGCAGATAACTGGTGCCCTCTGGGACTGACCGATGAGGTATCTGGGGACGGTTGGGAGTCGCGCAAGGGACGCCGCGCGCAGAAGAAAAGCCGCAAGATGCGGTGGTTTCGTAGCCCATAACAACTGACAGGGGGGAGAGAAGAATGGAATCACAAACAGCACGATTCGAAGGATGGGCGCTGGTGGAACTAATGGGCCACCAGCGCGAAGCCGGATACGTCACCACGCAATACTTCGGCGATAAAGCCATGTTCCAGATCGACGTGCCCGAGATCCCTGCGGGCCAGGAGACCTTGACTCAGCCGAAATGGGGCGACGCGGGGATGATGCAGCCGGGCACGGTGATCGAGCGGGAAGCGGTTCCGGGCAGGACGCGCATTGTGAACCCCGCAGCGGTCTATGCGCTCAACCCGGCAACAGAGGAGGCCGTGCGCGCTGCGGTGTCGGCCAGCGAGAGACGCACCATCAAGGTGCTGTCCCTGCCGACGAAGGGTGATCTGCCGCTGCTGCCTGGGGAGGGTATGCCGGATGATGCTAAGGAGTAAGACGACGGTACGCGGTGGGATGCCGAGCACGCCATTTAGAAATTCGCTGAGGAGGGGACAAGGGTGCGCGTGATGCTTTGCCAACTCGACGGTAAACTGCCGAACTTGGCCCTCATGCGCCTGTCGAAGCATCACCGTGAGCGCGGCGATGAAGTTGATTACCGCTTCGGGGCAGACTTCGATACACCGCCGCTATTCCCTCCTGACCGCGTCTACGCCTCTGCCATCTTCCGCAAGTCGATCCTGCTGGCCGAACGGTTGAAGGCGCGGTACCCCTCCGCTGTCATCGGCGGAACTGGCGTCGATCCAGCGCGGAAAGGAGAACTCGTGCCACTCTCGACTGCTGTCAATACCTCGGTGCTAACGCTGGAAAAGACGGTTGGCATATCCGCAGGAGAGGCCGCTGGGGACTTCGACTATTCCATGTTCCCGGCCTACACCGCGTCGATGGGGTTCACGCAAAGGGGATGCCGCAAGCACTGCTCTTTCTGCGCGGTGCCCACAAAGGAACCGAAGCTAATCGGCGTCAATAGCGTCTGGAACATCTGGCGCGGTCACGGATACCCTCGGCATCTACACCTGCTCGACAATGACTTCTTCGGCGGTCCTGAATGGCAAGAGCGGATCGCGGAGATGCGAGACGGCAAGTTCAAGGTCAGTTTCAACCAGGGCATCAATGCGCGTTTCCTGACGGATGAGGCAGCCGAAGCAATCGCCAGCGTTGACTACCGCGCCGATGACATGAAGGTGAAGCGAATCTACACCGCCTGGGACAACCTTTCCGACGAAGACACGTTGATGGCCGGGCTAAATCGTCTTGTGAAATACGGCGTGAAGCCAGATCACATCATGGTTTACATCCTCATCGGATACTGGCCCAACGACCAGACGCCTACGCGCTGGAATCTGCGCCGGGAGCGGTTGAGAGAGTTCGGGGCGAGGCCATATCCGATGCCATTCACGCGCACAAGGGAGCAAGTCGGCTTTCAACGGTGGGTCATCGGCGCGTATGACAAGCCGTCCGCCCAGTGGCCGTCAGGAATCCCATGGGAGATCTGGGAGGCGAACAACTACCGGCCCGAGGGATTAAGCAGGACGGCGTAACTATTCCCGTCCAGCCGAAGTAGAATTATGCAAACCGAACAACAGGAGCGCCAAATGTCCAGAACGCCGAACCCGATCATCGTCAAACAGGGCGGTGTGCCCGACTACCTGAAGGGAGTGCGCTGGGCGCTCAATCTGAGCGTGGACGGGCTTGCCAAGAAACTGGGCATCTCTCGCGCGGGGACGTACAAGATTCTCAGCGGCGAGGTCGAGCCGAGCGCGAAGATCTTGGCGAGGGTCGGGCTGGAGAAGGTTTACATCCAGTCCGAGCCAGTTCCCCTCACGCTCAACCTGGGCCAGTTTCCCGATTACCTGAAGATGGTTGCCTCCGTGAAGACGGACGTGGCCACGCTGGCCAAGGACTTCGGCGTGTCCAGGTCGGCCATCTACGGGATGCTCAGCGGCGACCTGCCGCCCGGTGCCAAGGTTCTGGGTAGCCTCGGCCTTCAGGTCGGGTATGAGCAGAGGCCGCTTAAGGGCGAGAAATAGCAGATTCCCGTCGCGCCTCGGGAGGGTGCGGAGGGATGCGCAGCGGTTCGGTGTGCGGGGGCCGCTGCGCCACTTTTTGGAGGGTTGATCGATGGCTGACGAATCACGGCCAATAACCGACAAGGAACTGCTCGCAGGCATTCTCCTGCGCAAGATCCGTGACGACCTGCGCCAGTGCCGCTGGATCATCGCGGGTGATCGGTACCGGTGCAAGGAACTGCTGGTGCACCGTGATCTGTTGAATCAGATCGAAGAGGCCTGCGAGTGAGGTTCTCCGAACGGGATTGCATCCACCCGAAGATATCCTCAGTCGCCGTGGTCGTGCGGGATGAGAACGGGACGCCTTATTCCGTCGTCGTCACGGCCGCCTGCCTTGTCTGCCGGATGCCGTTTGAGTTCGTCGGCATCGAAACGACTTCGACCATTATGGTCTCAGGGGATCGGCGCGAGGTGCACCTGTTGATTACCGAGGCGCGCGATCAGGCATAGACGAAAAAACGGCCGTCACCCCGAAGGATGACGGCCAGTTGCCTAACAGCGTTCTTGGTTTTTTGACTACACTTGCGCGGGCAGAATCGCCGCTGGATCGATCATATTGCCCAGAACATGCACGTTGGACCAGCCGCGCTGATTCGGCTGATCTCCGACCTGGCGGTACCAATCCGAGTTCGCCAACTCAACCGAGGCCTGCTGCCAGTTCTGCGCCTTGATTGCCGCGATGGTCTTGTGGAAGGTCGCCAGCGTGCCGACACCCATGTTGAACGTCAGATCCACGATGACCAGCTGTTGATTCGTTTCGTACTGATCCAGATCGGGAAACAGAGCCCTCGCTCCGCCATACGCCTTCGCCAGCGCACGAGAGAGCAGGCCGTCGATCTCGGCATCGTTGAGTTCACCCTGGCCACTCGCCAGATAGTCGAAGTCCAGCCCCATGCCGGAGAGCGTGAGCTTGGCCCACATCGTCGCGAGGTTGCACCCCACGCCGATGGTTGGCTTACCCACCAACGGCACGCCGGGCATGATGCGCTTGCCGGTCTTGTCGTCATAGGCGAACGCGCGGCGACCTTCCCAGTGTTCGGTCCACCGCGTCTGCAGAGTCATATCCATCACCACAGGTAGAGCTCCATCGTGACCGGCGTGTTGAATGTTCCGGTGCCAGGCTTGGCGTCGGGCTGGAAGGCGATGACCGACGAGTTAGACGCCCACGGCGGCGACTGCACCACGCCAGACTGGTGTTGCGTATTCGACGGCAACTGGCACAGCGTCCCGTTGAGGCTCACGTACTTGAGCGACAGCGCACCGTTCGAGTCGTTGATGAAGTACCACTCCTCGGTGTATGCCGTGTTGATGACCCACATCGGGAAGCGGCACGTGGTGTCAGTCCATGCCGCGCCGGCGCCGTTCGGCACGTAGTCGAGTTCCAGCTGACCGCCGCCGATCGGGACGAGCTGCGTCTGCCCGTTGTCGGTCACGCCGCTGGAGTTAGTCGAGCGCCGTCCGATCTCAAACGCCTGAACGGGACTCACGTTGTCGAACTGGTAGGTGGCCCGCATGAGCATGTTTAGCTGGCCGGAGGTCGAGAGGTTGAGCCGCGCCATCCATCCGGAGTACTGCCCAGAGACTCCGGTCGTGGTCAGCGTCATGGTCGAGCCGCCGCCAGCTCCTGAATACGTGCCGCCAGCCGTCGTTCCAGCGCCAGGGCAGGGATTGCCGCCCCCGGGATTGATCTGGCAGACGGTCGGAGCGTAGGCGCCCGAGACGCCAAATGTGGAATCACCAACCCATCCCGAGGACTGCTCGAGGTGGGCCAAGTGAGTCGCGCCAGTTGGCGCTGTCACTGGATAGGTGGGCGCGGCGGCTGTGCCCGACAGGCCCCCGGAAGGATAGACCGAACCCGGCTGCACAACTACCTGAGCCGCGCACGACGACAGCGGCGCCAGAACCAGCGCCATAAGCGTAAGAGAGCGTATTTTCATGGAATCTTGCACCAGTAGTGCCAGGCGTAGGTGACGCCTGCGGCTAGCGGTGTTGAGCCGCTGGTGATGGTGAAGTACGTCGTCGTCGTGGTCCCAGGCGTCACGAAAGGTGCCTGCGCACCGTACAGGGCGCGAGTCACAGCGTTCTCTCCGACGGCCTCGCAGTTGGGAACAACCGGATATGCCGCCGAGAACGGGATCGTGATGATGCCCGAGGAAGCCGCTGGAGCCGCGCTGGAACTAGCCGTCACCACGTAGGCATACCCGTCGCCGTCCGTCGAGGTGGGACCGGCGATATAACCGGCCGCCAGCCCGGACCCAGACCCCGCGCCAGCGTCGGCAATGACCGCTCCAGGCGTGCCGGTCATGGCAAGCTGCATCCACGTCCACGAGTTCGTCGCGTAGCAGTAGGCGACCGCATGATCGATCGGGCTAGGGGTCGGGTTGGTCCACAACTGCCCGGCCGAGCATGTGGCAGGCAGAGTGCTCGCCGTGACCCCCGGCAGAGCGCCGATGGTGGCCGGCGAGACCGTGACCGAAGCCGAGCCGTTGAACGTCGTGCCCGGCGAAGCGCCGCCTGTCGTATTGAACACAACCGAGTTCGTCGTGCTCCCCGAGCCGCCGTTGCCGCTCTCCACAACCCAGTTGGTACCGTTGCAGTAGCCGGATACGTGATACCCACCGCCGCCCGTGATGATGGCCCCCGCGGTGTTGCTGACCGAATCGGTGACCGAGGCGTGCGTCCCCTCATGCCCGCTGCAGGCGGGAAGCGTGGCGAATGCGACCGCCGTAATCGATGGCGTCGAGAGCGCGGGCGAGGTCGCGAGCACCACGTTGCCGCTGCCGGTGGTGGACGCCGGCGTGACGTGACTGCCATCGGCAAAACTGGCGATCTGCCCAGCGCTGGGAGAGCCCGTCACCGATACGAGTCCGGTAGGCGCTCCGGCGATCTGGCTGTACTGCACCTGGGCGCAGGTCGGGGCTGAGACATAGGAGATCGCCGTCGAATACTGACCGGACGAGCACGACCCGGCAACGGGGATCGAAAGCGAGCCGGGTTGCCACTGCGTCAGAGATTGACTCCAGAGCAAGACCTGCTGATCGGACGGAGCGCCGCTCGATACGGTCCTGTTCTGAATCTGAGTGGCGTTGCCGACCTGCGCCCCGGGAGCCCATGCGCCCGTAGTCGAGTTGTAGACGAGCCCCTGACCGTTCGTGGGCGCAGTCGCCGAGATGGGAACGTTCTGGATCGATGTCGCGTTGGTGCTCCCGCCCGAACTGCCGTTGATCGAGAGGGCGCCTCCGCTGCCCACCGACAGCTGGGCAAAGGCGAGCGGGGACGAGAGCGCGAGAGCAAGCGCCCAGGTGAGGCTTCTGATTTTCATGAGATGTCTCCGGGAAGAAAAGCACGAGGCCGCGCGACTGACTCGCGGCGCGGCCTCGAAGGAGAGGAACTGGCTACTTCAGCAGTTCGAGAGTGGCAACATAGGTGAACGTCGGAGAGCCCGTGACACCGGTAAAGTTCAGGTTCTCGAAGAGGCTCGCCGATGGCTGAGAGTAGACCGTCTGGCACCCCTCGCCCACATTGAAAGAAGTTGCACTGAGGTTCGATGTGACGGACGATTGAAGGGTGTGCGACCCGTTGGAGTATATGACCCCGTTGACAACAAACGTTCCTGCCGTTGCCTGAACGATATCGTCCACGTAGTAGCAGAATCGGTACATGTGCCCGCTGCCAGACGGCGTAGTGTAGTTGATCAAAGAGACGTTCGCAGATCCGTTCGATGTTCCCGAGGAGCTCGCAATGATCGCTGCCGCCGTGCCTGCGCTGGAACTGATCGTTCCGTCCGCTGCGCACGTCACGGTCGTGCCGTCACACTTAACGCCGCCCAAGGTCGATGTCGTAGCAGCCGGCAGAGTGTATGAGGATGAGTTATGGCACGCACCATCTGCGCCCAGATACATCGTTCCCGTGCAGCTGGTGAACAGCGCGACGATCTGCGATGCCGTGTAGGTGCTCGCTGGCGTGTAGTGCTGGACGCCGTTCGTGTCCACGTACTGCACCACGTTCCCGCTTGTCGCCGATCCCGCGCCCTGTACCGTTGTGGAGGTGGCGTCTGGTATGTTTACCGTGCGATTGGTTGTGCCGCTGAAGGATAGGCTCGCGCACAAGCTGCTGCTGCTGGGGTTGCAAACGTACAAGCCGTTCTGCGCCAAGAACTGTTGCTTTGCCTGGATGTTGGTCGAGGTGGCGTAGAGCGAATCGAAGTAGTTTGTCCCGTCCGATCCCTGAAGGTTGACGCCATTCGAAGTCGAGATGACGCGGCCGGTCTTCTTGTTGAGATTCGAACTGCCGAATGGTCCGTACAAATCGACCCCGTAGTTTGACGAGTTGACACCAGCCGTACCCACCGCTATTCCCTGCGGCAGTGTCTCCGGTGACAGGAAGTTATAGTTTTCGGCAGGTTGCGCATTGACCGCGCCGCCACCGCCGAGATTCTTCCAGGCCACCGTGATCGGCGATCCCTGCTGTGAGATTGAGAACAGTTGCCAAAGCGGACCGCTGCTCCCGTTATAGCCGAATGAATTGAAGTTGGCGCGCGTCCCTACATGGCTCGAATTGCCCGTGTCGGTCAGTTTGATGCCGCCCTCAAGCGTTGTCGCGGCTCGGTATGGGTCGTTCGTGCCCGTCAGGGGTTGAGCCCCCTCACTGCCCCAATTCCATGCCTGGAGGCCGCCAGCCTCGCAGCAAAAAACGTTCCGCGAAATGTTTTTCGCGTCGAAATTCGCCATGAATGGCGATCCGGTCGCGCGATTATCCCTCGTCAGAATGAGAAAGCCTTGCGAGGAGATACCGGGGTTGCACGCCACGTTCGCTTCATTGCCGGGACTGGGCATGTATGGACCGGTCTGTCGCTGGCTAATTGCCGCGGGGAACTTACAGGTCTCCGCAAACATCGTCGAGTTCCCAGAGGCGGAACTAAGCCAGAAGTTCTGATCGAACCAATCGTCCAGTTTTTGACTTACGCTTCCGGCTCCTCCGTAATACTGGCCACGCACGAGCATGTTGCCAACATAGGGAGAGTCAAAGAAGCCGCCTCCGCCGAGCGCGAAATCTATGCGGTGACTCCATAAGCCGCCGCTGACCCAGGGGGCGAAGCCGTTGAAGCTGTTGTTGTCAAATATCGATCGGATATCCGTCGCGGCGGTCCACATTCCCAGCGCGGTGTTGAAGTTGTTGTCCTGCACTCGCGTGTAGTTGGCGTTGTTGCCCACCAGCATTCCCACCATGCCAGCGTTAAACGCCAGATTCTTTACGTCATTGAATGCAAGGAACCCGCCCAGAAGCGTGATCTGGTTATTGTCGACGGTGACGTTGTCCCACGGCCCTACCAGGGCAGCCGCATTTGCGCCTGATCCCGACATCCCCACAAAACTGACTGAGGGCTGAAGCCACACCGCCACCGGGAATGCCTTCGGATTCAACGGGGCAATGTTGGTGCACTGCCCCCAGACGGGACTAGCCGCCGTTCCGCTGTTGCAGGCGTTATCGCCAAAGACGATCGCTGGTGCCGACGTGCATCCTGATGCGTTCGTGGCGATATTCATCGCCGTCACTGCGCCTGACGTAACAGTGGCCGTCCCTTTGGCAACGTATGGTGTTCTCCCTGTGGTGCTTCCGCTAATAACCGCGCATCCGCTGGTCCCCTGCATCGCGTACCAATCAACCCCTCCTCCGTAACCGCCACCCCCTGAATTGATCGTGAACGTGCTGATCGCGCCGCCCGACATATTGGCCGTCACGCTCGCGCCATCGCCGCCGAGCGCGCGAACCGACACCGTTGGGGCAAATGTATATCCAAAACCCGGATACACAATGGTCGCCGGGCTTTGTGGCACGCCGCTGCTGTTCGTGCTGACTGTTACGAAGGCCTGTCCGCATATGGCGAGGAGCGAGCAGCCACCGCTAATTGAAGTCTGAAGCGTTGAATTGGGCGTGTATCCTGAACCACCCGACACTGTGCACGATGACAAAGCGCCTCCGCTTACGGAGCACGACACAGAAGCGCCAGATCCCCCGGCCGGAGTCCCATAGCTTCCATCGTCAGCAGCGCCCGTGGGCAGATAGTAGGACGACGTGAACATTCCGTATTGTCCGGGAGGTACTTCGCAGATTCCCCCGCCAGCGGCACCGCTAGTCAACATGATCTTTGCAGCGCAGGCGTTAAAAGCGGGCGCGTTGTCGGTTCCATAACTAACGAGCCCTGTAAATGAGTTCGCCGCCGCCTTGCTGAGTACGACGTGGCTTGAGTCAGTCACCGAGACGATTTGCGCCACGTTGTTGTTGGTGTAGTTGGCCGTGCCGGCGACGTAGTTCACGGTGGCAAAGGGTGTAGCGGTTGGATTCTGAATGCTGATCCACTTGCCCACGTCCGTGCTTACAAAGGACAGCCCATTGGCAACCGACGCTGTCGTACTGCTTGCGGTCATTGAGATAGTGAAGAAGCTTGTTCCACCGCTTGCATTCTTAACGTAATTCGCCCAGTCCCCCTTGGCGCCGAATGCCGTAACCAACAGTGTCGCCACCGATGCGTTCGCGCTCGCCGCCTGATGGCCGGTTGGCTGATCGGAGGACAGCGTGATCGTGCCGGCGTTGAAGTTGCCAGCTACGACGATGCCGTTGGATCCGTCCGAAGACACTCCGGGCAGGAAACTGTTGAGGGCCGTGGTGGGCGACGTCACGTCCATCGTCCAGTCGGCGCCAATCGTTCCCAGATTGGTCAGCGTGAACTTGTGCCCGGTGATGGTCCCGCCGAGTTGCGCCTGCGCCGCCTGCAGCGCACCCGAGCACTGGATGCCGGTGTTGTTGAGGCTCGCGCATCCGGTGTATCCGCCGCCGCTGCCCGTCCCTGCGGGGAGAAGTTGCCACGCCGAAGGACTCGAACTCGGAATGTTGTTGAAGTTCGAGTTGACCAGCGAGTTGTAGATGCTCCCCGAATACGTGACCTGCTGCCCGCGCGAGTAGACCGCGGTCGATGACCACGTGCCCTGGTAGGGAACCTGAAGATTCCCGATCGCCTGATCGACTGCGGAGAAGTTCTGGTTTACCGGAATGTTCCAGTTCTGTGTGGCGTAGGGCGGCAACTGCAACTGCAGATTCGGCGTCGTGGACTGGCCGAACGCAACAGATGCAAGACAGAAAAGCAGCGCAGATAGGGCGCGGCGCATGAGAACTCCTAAAGGTTTTGTGGAGATGGATCAGGGATGCCAGATCGTGAAGTCGCCGGTCGGTGCGGCAATCGAGCCGCAGAAGAAGGTGCAGGTCAGCGCATAGGCGAAGGAGGTAGACGACTTCGACGTGACGACGAGCGATAGCTGTGCGCCAGTCGATTCGGTGATCGAATAGTTCACGCCCCAGTTGGCATCGCTGTACCCGGTGAAACTCACCGTCCCGGTGCATTGCGCGTCAGTCGACGTGGACGGCGTGCAGAGCCCGTAGTTGTTGAGCCGCTGAATGCCGGCCGCGCCGATCAGCGTCGTCAGGCCGGAAATCTCGCTCGCTGCGGGCTGAGCGCAGTTCGCGGTGCCGCTGGCGTTCACGCCTCGCGCATAGTTGGGGCTGGAGCAGTTCGTAGGACTGGCCGCTAGCGCGGAAGCGGTCGAGGCGTTGCCGGTCACGTTGCCGGTAAGGGGACCGCTGATGGCGCTCGATGACAGGCTAGGGATGGTAACAGTTCCGGAACCAAAGTTTGTGGTTCCCCCATACGGCTGAATAAGCAGTGCGTATACTGCTGTTCCGTTGGTGTGCGTCGATTGAATGACGCCGTTATTGCCGCCCGTGTTGTCCTCTCCTATCCACACGTCCACATCGGCACGCTGGCCGCTTAGGGCCGGGTAGAAACTGCTCATCAACTGGCTCGTGGAGGCGTTCACGGACGACGGGCCTCCGTGATTCGAACTCCCATTCACGTAGGCACTGTTCGCCGTGAGTGCGGTAAAAGCGCCAGCAGCCGCCGACGTCTGCCCAATGGGGGTCGCGTCCACCTTGGAGTTGTAGAGCCACTGACCCATCACGGTCGTGTACACGCTGGATCCGTGAAGCCTCACGATGGGCGCAAACAGGATAGTGACGAGCAAAAGAAAAGCCGCCCAGATGGCGGCGGTGCGCTTGCGCATGATGACTCTCCTATTGAACGATGAGCGGTGAATCGACGTAGATCGTCGAGCCACCGGCATCGACGAAGAAGCCCTGAATGTTGACCTGATTTGCCTGAGTTCCGTAGGCGGCGGCAAACGGCACGTTCGCTGGAGGCGTCCAGACGCGGCCACCCGTTGCGTCCTGCTTGATGACGAATCGCAGTCGCTGCCCGGCCGAGATGTTGACCACGGTCGAACTGGCGACGTTGCCGGTCAGCACAATCTCAAAAGTCGTCCCCTGGCTGGCATCGAACACTGGGGTAGAACTGAATGGCACCGACACGATGCGATGCTGCGCATTCAGCGCCGCCGCGGCAATCGCATTGTCGAAGTTCGTAATCAGGCCGTTGAGGTTGCCGTCATCGAGAATCGATATGTTGAGCTTCTGCGAGATCCACGTCGCGATGGTGGCGGCAACCATCGAGACCTGGCGCAAAATCTTGTTGAACTGAAAGGGCCACGCGGTGCCGTTGACGAAGCCGATAGTCTGGTACCCGGATCCCGCAAAGTTGGCTTGCGTGTCAACGTTAGCGCCAGCGTTTGTCGCTACCGGCAAGTAATCTACTGTCTGGCTCATCCGTCATTCCTCACAGTTGAATCGGTTCGATAAAGCAGCCCGTGCCCCACCCGGCGATGTACGGGGTCGAGGTTCCGAAGCCAAAGATGGGGTTATTGGGTATCGAAGGCTGGGCAAATCCGGAGACGCGGACGCCGGCAGGACGCATGTTGAAGTACCCATCTGCCAGCAGAGCCTTGACGACTACGGACTGGATACCGGCGGGGAACACGACCAGCATCGTCATGTCCTGGTTGTCCTGGATCAGGATGGGGAAGCCGCTTCCCATCACCGCGTTCCAAACCGCGTAGGCTCCGGGGATCGTGCCATCCCAGTTGTTCTGCGCGATGGTCAGTTTGATCAGGGTTTGGAATGCGTCGTCCGGGAGCACGGTTAGCCCACTCGGGGAGTCCGTAGGCGAGATCATGGTGCCCGCGCCCCAGCCTGGGCCGCCATTGCCCCAGGTGAAGTACACGCCGGTCAGAGCCGCTTCGAGGTTGCGCGAGGTGCCGACGCGCGTCCCTACCATGTCGAGATCGTTGCCGGTAGCGTTCGGAGTAAAGCGCCCGATCATCGAGAACAGCGTCGCCATGATATCGACGAGCGGCTGAATTTCCTCGGCGACCTTCGCCATGAACTTCGGCTTATCCCGATGCTGGGAGGTCACCAGATTCAGGTAGTCCTGCAGGGTAGGCGGTGCCGTAATCATCGAGCCCTCACTGCGCCACAATCGCGATGTTGGTTAGCTGACAGGAAGCCGCCGCGGTGAAGCCGATAGGAATATCGGCTGCGGACAACTGGCCGGGGCTCGTCCCGATCAACATGCTGGTGACGACGAAAGTCAGACCGAGAGGCGAGGATGCGAGGCTTGCCACGCCTAGCAGCTGATTGAGGTACACCTTCTTGCCGATCCCCAGCGAGTTGAGGAAGGTCACCAGCGCGGCCTTGATCGCATCCGCCGTCGTGCTCACGTACCCGAACAGGGCGGTGATCTGGATCGAGAAGTAAATCTGGGTATCGGCCAGCGCGAAGAACGAGATCGAGATCGGCATCCCCTCGGGGTCGGTCACCGGAACGGTCGTGGTGCCGTAGGTGCCCGTGCCCGGCGCTTTCTTCGCCTCGATGGTCTGAGCGATCTGGGTGACGTCGCCTCCCTCAACCACGATGGCAACCGAGTTGCCGGGGATGCCGTTCCCGTCGGTGATGCGCGTGTTGTTCTCGTACCCGAGGATTCGCCCCACGCCCGCAAGTTCGGCGACTGCCGACACAATCGTCGAGAGCGGCGTCTCAGCCGTCAGTGCGGTGCTGAGGATGATGCGCTGGCGCAGGGCCGCGTCCGTCTCGATGGCAAGCCCCGGCGTGGACGCTACAGTATTGCTGGCGGTCTGCCAGCCAGGGATTATCGTCCAGGGGTTCACGATGTCGCCCGGCTGGATCGTGATCGCTCCCTGCTGCTGCGCGGTGGCGGTAACGGCGATCGTGCCGGCGTCGGGAATCTCGACCAGCGCGGGGAGGTTCCAGAGGCCGTTGTAGCGGTCCACCACGACGCCGCCCTGGATGATGGTCCCCGACTGGCCGCCGATGATGACCGGCACCGTGGAGTTCGACGAGGCCTTGCGCTGGATACCGATCAGCTGGGCGAGGGCCGAGAGCCCGGCGCCTTGCGCGTAGGTGGCAAGGAACGACAGGTAGACCGCGATGGCCAGCTGATTGAGATCGTTGATCGCGGTGCAGCGGATCGCGAGCCTCTGACCGTCCTGAGTGTCGGGGGCCAGAACGATATCGGCACCAAAGATAGACTGCTCGGTGGCGACCTCCGAGTTATAGAGGTCCTCGAAGGAAGGGGCGGAGATGCCGGCTGCGGTGATCTGAGCGGCCAGCGTAGGCAGCGGATAGGTTGGGCTGCTCATCGTCGTTTAGTTCCCCGGAATGGTGGTTTGGCCGAACCCGCCGACGCCGTAGCCGGTCGTGAGCGGCGGAGCGAAGCTGACGCCCACGGTGAAGGTGGCTTGTCCGTAGGCGGTGTCGATGGTGACGGTGACCGAGAGGGCGCGGGTCTGCGCGTTGAGGCGGCTGCCGTAGCTGGCGATGCCGGTGACCCCGGTTACGCCGAGAATCACAGTGCGAATCGCGTTATCGTAGAGAGGTTGGGTCCCCACGCCGAGAACCTGCTGCTTCCACGGCATTCCTGCGGAGGTGTTGAGAAACCACTCGCCCTGGAATAGCCTCAAACTAGTAAGGCAGCACTGCACAACCGCTTGGGGAGAATCGACGAAAAAGTTGGCCGATCCCTGCCCGTAGGTCATGTCACCGTTCGCATCCTGTGCGCGTACCCGCATCGAACACTCCAGAGGGGGTTTACATGAGGTTGGAAATGCTCGAAGAGAGGCTTAAGGCGGAGGTTGGCGATCCGCAGATTCGCATCATTCGCTTGCCCGCGAAGCAGCAGATTCTTTGCCAGGAGACCGATGAGGAGCTCGTGCGGCTGCTCACCGCTCGATTGGCGCCGGGCGAGCCGTATCAGGTGGTAGGGTTTTAGCTATGTCCGGATTACCGATGCCCGCTTGCGTCGAAAAATGGGTCGAATCGCTGCCACAACAAGACCTTGAGTGGGTGATTCGCTGGCTTGACTACGGCATGTGCCCAGACGCAGAATTGCAGCAATTCTGCGAGGCTCGTCTGAAGTCTTATCAGCCGAGAGGCGTCCCCGTGTCGCCCGCTCCCGGCTGCACGCCTGGGTGAACGTGGTTCGACACGCTATGCCCGGCGAACTGGCCGTCGCCCGTCGCCGTGATGGCCCCGTCAATCGAGAACGTCCCGCCCTGCCCCTTTGCCGTCCCGGTCACCGTCAGATTGCCCTCGACCATAACGGGGCCGGTGAGCTTGATGCCCCCCGCCGCCACCACGTTGACTTGAGAGCCACCCGCGATCTCGACATAGGTCGAGCCATCAAGGGAGCGCAACTGCGCGGTAGAAGTCGATACGTTGGGGATAGCGTTGGCCAGCGAGCGTGGCCCGATCAGGGCGAAGCCGTCCGACAGGGAGTGCATTCGCAACTCGGCCTGGGGGCGAACCTGTCCGGACTGCCACCACGCATCGATACAGCGGTCGGCGAAGATCACCAGCGCCTCATCCCCGACCTGGATCGGGAAGGTGGCCACGAATGGGCCGCCGCCCATATAGATGACGGGGCAATCGACGATGACCGGCATCTGCTTGAGGACCGTGGAACCGTCCGCAAGCGATACCTGCATCTCAATGGTCGGCAGGACGTTGACGATCCCCTTGGCGGCGTTGTAGGACTGAACCTTCCCCGGCAGGGCAACCCAGAATCCCGCCGCGAATGCCTTCAGCATGGTCCGCAGGGCTTCCAGTTGTTCGTTCGCGCGCTCAATCTGTCGAATCATGCGGGGTTCACCTGGGGCTGCCCGTTCTGGGCGCTCTTATCCACGGCAAGGCATGTTAACTCGGATATCCAGCTGTCGCCGGATCCGCGGGAGTCGCCCACGTGCTCGGCGACCATGACCCGGTAGAGACCGGCCCCAGGGGTGATCGTGGCGCCGTAATAGGTAGAGCGATAGCTGGGACCGCCGATGATCACGCCATTATTGGAGGACTGCGCAATATCGGCACTGTTCAACTGAATGAGACCACCGATCTTGATCAGCGGGTTCAACAGGCAGCGCACGAAGACGCCGTTTTCGGTCTGCTCGGGGACCCCTATCATGCCCGTCTGGGAGTTGATCACTACGGCCTGGCCGGGCAGATACCCATCATTGGGGATCAGGGTCAGCACGCCGTTCTGGATCGACCATCTGCAGTTATTGCGATTGGCTAGCGCCCGCATCATGTCCCGGCCCATGCCGAACAGAGTCTTGCCGCGGGGCAGAATCCCGCCGGTCGTCAAGCCGTCTGTGGCATTTGGATCGACCGGCAGGTTCATCGACTTGGCGATGCTGGCCAGTTCCTGCGCGTCTGTCGTTCCGGCCGGCGACGAACTCGAGTGGATTGCGTTGTTGTAGGCGAGGTCCCCATCGGCGGCGAACACGTCGATGTAGGTGTTCTGGTTATCCTCGCTCCCCTGCCGCATCTGCACAATGTCGCCCTGGAAGATGGCGCCCATTGGGCCGTTAACGTACCCCGCCGAGAGTTGTGCGTAAGTCGCCTGCGCCCACAGCGTGTTGACCGAGTCCTTGGACAGGTTGTAGATGCGCGCCTGCAGCGTGTTCGGCGTCTCGGTGTCCGCGGAGCGAACCTCAAATCGGATGCGCTGCTGGGACACGTCGAGCCCGACCGACTGATTGGACAGAATCAGGCTGAATGCGCGGAGAAACTGAACGCCTTGCGCCGAAGTGCCCATGGGCTAGTCCGTGACCACAAAGAAGAGGTTCGAGAGCGTTCCCAGGTTTGTGAAGGTCGGGACCGCGTCCGTGTTGTTGGAGGTCTGAACGATGAGCTGGCCGCCCAGGTCGAGATACCCGAAGGGCGCGAGCAAATCCTCTCCGGTTACCAAAGGAATCCCGCTGAGAATCGGATTCCCGCTCTGGTCAGCGAGGTCAAGAACCCAGGTCTCGTTCATGGCATTCCAGCGGACGGTCATCTGGTACTGCACGCCTGCAAGCGATATCTGGAAGCGCTGATTCGTGGCCTGCAGCGGGATCTTGTACGCGGTCTGAGCCATCTAGGATCCTGACGGTGTTCCGGCGTTAAAGTTCGTTGCAGGCTGCAGGCTCACGTTCCCGCCGTTCACGGTTGGCGCCGTCTTCTCCGGCATCGCCTGGTTGTCCGCGCTCGGGATCGTCACCGTGGAAACGCTGGTGAAGATGATCTCCTGAAGTGCGATGCGGGCGAGCAGTGCGTTTTCCAGTTTCTCGTCCGTGATGACGGAGAGCCCCTGGATCAGCATGTTCTGGTAGGTGCGCTTCCCGGTCACCACCGTCAGGAGGATCTTGTTCCTCTTGAGTTCGAGCAGTTTGGTGTACTGATCGTTGAGGAAGGTCGAGGACCGCAGCGAGAACAGCGGGCCACCCGATGGTGACCACGCCCAGGTGACTTCGAGAGCGCTCGGCTGGTCGAAAGCATGGTCCGAGGTCATCGAACCATGCTCAACCGGGTTTTCGGTGATGACGGCCTGATCGTCGTGCCGTTCCTCCAGAACGACATCGGGGATGAGCCCGTCTGCGGGATACGTCGACCCACTGGGGAGCGTCGTATCCGTCCAATACAGCGACCGGCCGACGCTTGCGCTGGCGGTCACGGTATCGGTATTGGAGAAGGTCCCATTCGGCTGCTGGATGGCGGTGACGACCTGCCCGACGCTGCTCATTCAAATGCCCCCGCGAGGTTGCGCGTCAGATCCGCGAACGTCCCGCGCTGGCGGGAATCTGCCTGCCGCGCCGCTTCTCGCGGGTCCGTCACGCCGTGGAAGTGGTATTCGGAATTCGCGTTCAGGGTCACGGACTTGTCCCCAGAGACCGGTGTCTGGAACAATTTCGCCTCGGCCGCGCGACGGTTCACCAGCGCCTGAACACTCTTATGGTTCGCGTAATGCCAGTCCTGGAAGTGCTGGAGCGCCCCGTTGAAGTCGCCGGAGTTGAGGCGCTTGAGCAGGGTCGAGCCGTCGAAGGCCTTGTCCCCGATGTTGAAGTCGAGATCGGCGAGCGCCTTCAACTGGTTGGCGTTAACGTCTACCTTGAGCGTGGAAAGGACATGCTTGACGCTCTTGGCGAGATCCCGCTGGAAGGTTCCCATGAGGGAACCGCTGTCGGCGTGGCTGAAGTCCTCGCCGGGCTGGATCAGGTGCCCGAATCCGATCGTCCACTTGCCGGCAACATCCTTGTACGCCTTCTGGCGGAACCCCTCGAACTTGGCGGTCATGTCCGCGAGGCTGGACATGAACCCGTCCTTGGCCTTCGTGGTAACGGGGTCCACGAGACCATGGAGTTTCTGATCGAACCAGTCGAGGCCCTTCTTGGTCGCCTGCAGCCCCTGCTTGACTTGCTCGGGGTGCTTGACGGCCCAGATGATGGCCGCAATCGCTCCGGCGGCGAGCACCGCCGCCACGATAGCTGGAATCAGCGGCCCAAGCAGTGCCATCAGGCCGGTACCGCCGGCGACCGCTGCGGCGCCGCCCTCGGCCGCTGCCCCTCCCCCGAGAGACCCGGCGACCCCGCCGAGCATCCGCAGGCTTCCCAGGAGTTTCATGGCCCCGACGATTGGCAGGAGCACTGTGCCCACAGCCATCAATTTGGTGATCCAGCCGCCCGTGGCGGTGTCGGCCTTATCGAGCCAGCCCAGAATCTCGCCCAGTTTCTTGTTGTAGCTGTCGAGAAAGGGGAGTAGTTTCCCGGCCGCCTTCGCTCCCTCGTCCCCGAGGTGAGCCTGAGCAGCGTTCCACTCGCGCACGGTGTTGACGGCGTCCTTCGCCTCTTTGTTGGCGTCGAACCCGTCGCGCTTCATCTGCTGAAAGCGCTGATCGTAGGCCGCGCCAAAGTCGGCCCGGTTGTTCTCAAGCTGATTGATGACCTCTTCGTTCAGGCCCGCCATCTCGGCGAACCGAGCGCGCAGGGCCATCTGCATCGGGTTATTGGTGTCCAACTGCCCCCACTTGCTGAGCAGTTCGACGAACGCCTGAACGTTGTCGGCCTTCGTGATTCCGAGCGCCTTATCGATGCCCGGCGTCGTCCGCCGCGTTCTGGCGAGCGCTTCGACACTGGCGCGCGCATCCTCCGCGGACAGACCTACCTGCTTGAAGGCGAACTCAAGAGCCGTCAGTTCCTTGGCGGAGGAGCCCGTGCGCTGCGCGGCAAAATGCAGGCCCGCCATACCTTCGGCGAACTTGTGCAGGCCGACGCCGGCCGCGGTCAAGCCAAGGATGGTCGCCTTTCCGAACTCGGCGAAGGACTTGACCAGATCGCCGACGCCCTTCGAGGTCTTCTTGATCGACTCGTTGAAGTTGCGCTCTTGCTGCGAGTCGACGCGAAACCCGAGACGCACTAAATACTCGCGCAAAGTTGACGTTCCGGCCATCGATCAGTCCTTTTGCCGCTGTCGTTCAAATGCGGCGTTGACGCGACGCTCGTTTTCCTGCTGAACGTCCAGGGCTTCGTTCATACGCGCGAAGTCGACCAGCGAGTAAGAGGGGTCCTTTACGGCGTCGTAGCGGCACATCCCGGCCAGCACGGGCCGCATGAGCCAGTCCTCTTTAGTGGACATCGAGGCGGGCGAGTAGCCCGGGACTACTTCGCCCCGCTCAAAATGGACTGGCCGGTAGAGAAAAAATCGCCTAGGTTCTCCTTCACCACTTCGACGACAAGCTGAAGGATCGTGGTGAGTCCCATGTCGGGATACTGAAACCCTCCCGAACTGTTCATCACCTTGAAGGCGTTTTCGCCCTGGACGCGATGCACGACTCCGAGACACTTCGTCGTCACATACTCGACGTCCTCGTCGCTCATCTCGGCAAACGCGGCGGCGATCGGGCCGGCGAGCATCGACTCGTCCTCCGCGACGGAAGCCGCTTTCACGGCCTCCGCGAGAAGTGGGGCGAGCCGGCGCGCGACGTGCAACTGCTTGATCGGGTCCAGCTTCCCGATGCGGTACTCAATGCCATTGATTTCCATGGTTTAGTAGCCCGCTCCGAGAATCGGGTCCATGTGGCCCACGTTGAAGGTCCACTCGTTGTAGTTGGCGTCCTCGGCCCAGGTGATCGAAGGATGCTTCTGGAAGGCGACGCCTGTGCACACATAGTTGTCGCCGGTTACGATGTTGGTCACGGTGAGAACGTTCTTCCCCCAGAGGCGCGTGGACAAGCTCTGCGCGTTGTACATCAGCGTCAGGACAGCGTTCCACGGGGAACTCTTCAGCAGGCGGACGGTCGCGCGGCCGGCCTTCGCCGGACGGAGAGAATGGACGTATCCGCCATCGGCCCCGACCAGCATGTTGTCCTTGTCCTCAAGGAACTCGCAGCTGATGCCTTCCTTGGCAGCACCGGCGCCCGCGCCGAGGATGGCGGAACCGCCACCCCCGACAATCGTCGCGGTCACATCGTTGAAAGAGTAAGACGCCATGGGCGCTCCTTTTCTGGAAATGGATTGGTTGCGGGATGGAGCCTTACACGTTCAACGTGATGTTCACGGAGACGGTCTGGACGGCGCCGGCGAGTTTGGCCGCGATCTGGAACGGCACCGAGATACGCGACTGGCGCGCGGACGAGCTCTGCGAACTCACCGGAGGCTGGTACACGTAGTAGCCCTTGGAGAGCGTCGGGGGCGTACCATCCGGATTGTTCTGGAGCGCACCGAAGAGCGGTCCGGTCCACACGCCGGGGGCAATGAACCCGTTCCCGGCGAACTGCGAGAGGACCTGCTCAATGGTGACCTTGATCTGGTGCATACCAACATCGGTCTGCGGGATCTTGGTCGGCGTGGTGTAGAGCAGGTTGAAGACGGCGGTCTGGATTGCCAGCACCAGCGCATCGGTGCCGATGACCGTATCGATCCATTGGCCATTCGAGCAGATGCCGGGCTGCAGGATGCTCGCCCCGTTGTTGTAGGCGAGGAACCCATTGCAGTTGTAGGAGACGAGCGCCGCCAGCTGATTGGCCGTCAGGGTATCGGGAGCGATCCCGGGCTCCTGCTTGTACATCAGGTTGATGGCCGTGCTCTGCCCGGTGTAGTCCACCGTCAAGATGCGCGCCAGCATCTCGATCGCGCTGTACGCCGATGACCCGCTGTACTGAACTGCGCACTTAGCCGTAGCGGCGTTCTGGAGCAGGTAGGCGATATTTGTCGTATTGCCGGTGACGAGCACCCCAGTCTCCTGCGTCGAGACCGCGTAGAAGTGCTTGTTCGCAGATGCCGCGAGGAACGTGGCCACCGCCTGATGGTCGGAGTCCGCGGCGCCCAGGATGGCGACGCCGTAGAACTGCTGTCCGAACTCCTGATCGAAGATCGTCATCGCGGCGAGTGCAGTCTCTGCGACGATCCCGGAGACCTGGTATGCGCCGATCGAACCGGCAGTCATGCCAAGCATCGCGGAGATATCCGTGCCGGATCCGGGAGCCGTGGCGAAGCTGACGGTAGAGGCCGCTCCGGTCGTCGCGCTGGTGATGACGAATTGGCCGGTGAGCGCATTCCAGACGATGGTCGCGCCGGTCAGGTGCGCCTGAATGGCCGCTGCTACCGCGTTGAGGTTCCCCAGCGCGGCAAAGTTCAGGCCGGTGATGTTCTGCGCGGCACCGCCGTCGATGGTTACGGTGAATCCGCCGCTAGTAACCGCCTGCCAAGTGGCAATCAGCTGCTGGGTAGCGGTCAGGGTAGCGCCGAACAACTGGCCACTCGAGGCGGTCTGCGCCCAGCGGCCGAGATAGAGGCCTGCGGGCTGCGGTACCTGCGAGAACCACACCGTGGCGGAGGCAGCGGCGAGCGAGTTCGACCCGCATTGCTGCGCGACGGCAGCGGCCGAGGTGAAGTACTGCATCCTCGTCTTGACATCAATCGTCGGATCATTGACGAGGACCAGCATGGTTTGTGTGCTCTGAGCCTGCACGGCCGCCGCAGAGAGCGTGGCGGTGACGCTCACGAGCGAAGAAATGGGCAGGGATGCGCTGATCGTCATCCAGGGCTCCTTCGATTGGTGGTTGAGTGGGTGCTACGAGAGTCAGGCGGGCGGGTTGACCGTAAGCGTGTCGCTCACGGCCGGCGATGTATCCGTTGCGACGGTGCCGGTCGCGCCCATAACGTTGAGGACCGGGTAGACGTATTCCTGCTGCTGGCGGACGGTGAAGCTAATGTCTACGCGCCAGTAGAAGGTGGTTTTGACCAGCGTCGGGACGGTCACGCTGTCGCCGGCGCCGCCGATCAGCTGATACCCCTGTGCCCGCATGGCTTCGCGGTTCTGCGCGATCTCGAGGCCGTTGGCGAGCAGTTCGGCATTGGCTTGCGCGGCGGGTCCGTAGAAGCTGCACATCACGTCCACGGTGCGGGTACGGACGAGGAGGTCGTCTCCCTGCCCGGCGGACTGGTGAATCACTCCGGCGAACGGGTCGCGCTTGATCGATCCTGGTCCTATCGCGGCCCAGTTTGCGCCGGCATCGGGGATGTTCGGCGGCTCCGGCTGCCACCGCGGGCGAACCATATTCCCTGGCAGTCCGGTGATTCCGACGACGACCGTCTGCAGGAAGTCGATCAGGGCATTGTCGTTCAGGTCGCCATTGATGCTCGACGGCGCAAGAAACCCGCCCGTTGCGGATGTATTGGGCATCGGCTACTCCGTGGTGGGCGGCGCTTCCTTGAGGTCCATTGACTGGCAGATCGCGAGGACGAACCCCGGACCGTAAGCCGAGTAGTCTTCCAGAGCAGCGACCAGAAAGTTGTCTCCGTGCCACTGGACGATGTCTGGGGAGAAGTCCGTTCCGGCGACCTCTGATTCTCCGCGCAGAGCGAACGTCGTGATGACGGTGATCGTCTTGGCGGTGACCTGCAGGTTAGGAAAGCGCTCGAGGTCGTTTTTGTTCGACGGGTAGACGACGCCACCAACCCCCGCCGTAGTGGTCGAGGTGTAACTTGCGCGCCCGTTGTTCCCGACCGTCTGCTGCCGGCGGATCACCGAGAAACTGTCGGACAGCATCGGGCTCAGGATCACGTTGGTGAAGTTGAGCAGCGGCATCTATTCCTCTTTGCGCACGACATAGGTGGCCGCATTGCGCAGCTGACCGGTGACGTTGAGGGGCCGGACGTTTGGATCACCGCTGGGCGACGGGGTACCGTCGAGTTCCCGCTGCGCGGCTGCTCCGACTTCGCCGCCCATGCGCGCTCTCGCGCGCAGCGTGGATTCCGCGAGCGGGACGAAGGGGCCGTCGAGGATCCTCTGCCGGATGCCGTTCTGGGCAATCAGGCCGACCGCTTGAAACCCGTTCTCCACGCCCTGAAGATTGCCGTCGAGTGCGGCGAGCCCAGTCTGCTCCAGCTTGGCGACAATCTCTTCCTGCACCGATTCAACGCCGGGCTCCATGATGGGTCGCGCCGGTATGTTCTGCTCGGGCATCCCCTTGTCGTGGATGTACGCGAGAGCGGCGTTTGTGATCGGCTCACTTTCGCCATCGGGATCCTCGCGCGGCTTGTCCTTGTCTTCCGGGAAGCCGGCGAACACCGCTTGCGACCGGAGTTCCTTGAGCGCTTTCTCGAAGTCGCCGAGGTTGTCCTCGGTGATATCGATGCCGAAGTTGATGTCGCTCACGAGGCGAACCCGTTCTGCAGGTACGGGACTCCGGACCATGCCGGTCCGTTCAGCGGGTTGGGGTTAGGACAGGGCGAGGCCTGCGACGGTCCGGCGCCCATGAGCCGCGCCATCTGCACGTACTCCCGGCCATAGTCGGTTTCGTTCCAGTGACCGGCGTCCGCCTCGGTCGATACAGCCGTGTCGTAGTTGACGGAGACGGGGCCGGCTGATTCTGAGGAGACGACGCCCTTCGCGACGGGCGTCCCGCCGGCGGCGACAGCGCGCGCCCGGATCGTCGCCCGCGCTAGGAAGTGGGCGATGACGAGCTCCATTCCGATGTCGTACTGGGTGTACTGCGACGGGTCGGTACCGGGCGAGGCCGTTCCCCAGGCGCACGTCAGCTGCTGGGTGGCGCGGTTCTGGTACAGCGTGAACTGCGCCTGGCTGGCGTTTGCGAACTCGGGATAGTCGAGGATGAATTGCGCGTAGGTGATCATCGATCCTCCCGGGATCGCTGCTGCGCTTCCATGAGCGCGTCGGTCATGGTCGACCACATCGTCACGCACTCGGCATCGGCGAGCGCCCGCTCAGTAAGGAGGCGAGCGCGTTCCGGGTCATGGCCCTCGATCTTGCGAGCGTATTCGAGGTCGAACTCGCACCTGTCGAGGGTTTCGCGCCAAAGGCCCGTCATGGATCGCCTCGTTAAGTGGTGATGACGGTGGCCAGCGCGATGTGCCACGTTTTAGCATCTAACTGCGCATGGACTACTTCAAGAAATGCCCTCAATGCAACGAGGGGTACGTTACTCCGGATTGGAGGAGAATCTTCTGCTCTCTAAGCTGCGCGTCTCGCGCGAAAGGCGCGCGTCGTCCTGACGGCAGGCCGGTTTCTTTCAAGACCGGTAGGAGCAAGCGAAAGAGCGGTTACATCACCGTATGGGTTCCCGAGATCGGGCGCAACATCATGGAACATCGCATCGTGATGGAGAAGATTCTCGGAAGACCTCTCCACTCATGGGAACACGTCCACCACAAGAACCACATTCGAGACGACAACCGGCCTGAGAACCTTGAGGTTCTTGTGGATCACAAGCACCGAAAACTGCACGGTCGAAACGGAGCGTGGGCATCAGGCGGGCTTACTTGTTGCCGGGACTGTCAGCGGAGTGATCGCCCCCATCTGGCGCGAGGACTTTGCCGTCCTTGTTACGAGAAGCAGATGAGGCTGGAGGGCCTCCAAAAATTTTCAGGTATTCGCTGTACCAATCGCGAGCTAGATCCTCTTGCGCCTGCCACAAAGGAATCTGCCCAGAGCACACCGTAGCGTGCAGTTTGTTTTCCAGCCTGTCTTTGGTGTGGAATCCAATCACGCCGGGGGCATCGACGGGCTGAGGCCACAGGTTCTTCAGGTCGTTGGCGCCGCCGAGTTCGAGAGAGACCAGATGGTCGAGTTCGTAACCTTTTCCCGGACATCCTTTCGTGATGCCATACAGGGAGCAGGCCTGCTTCTTCTCGCTCTCGGTGACCGCCCGCACCGTGCCGGTGTGGAAGTTAGGGTTGCAGAGCTTCTCCTTCGTGAGAGAAGGGTCCACGTCGCCGGGAGTCAGTTTCGCGTTCGGGTACGGGATCGACACGGCGGCGTGTTGGGCGCAGAGGGGCAGCGCACTGGCGCATAGCACCAGCGCAACGAGGTTCTTTCGCATCGTCGGGTCTCACTTTCGGGGGAGGGTAAAAAGCCGGGCTCCGGACGAGGCAGCACGCCGGAGTCCCGGTGGAGAAACTTAGGGGTGAAACAGCTGCTGGAGGTAATAGATCGGCTCGGGAAGTTCACGCAGTTCCCAGATCGTCTTTACGGGTCGGGTAAACCAGCACCAGCGCCCGGTGCAGGGCGGCGGGTTCGTGACCTTATGGACCGCTCCGGCAATGTCGCCGGTGGCGGCGTCGATGTGTTGGGTTGTCGCGTCGCCGTGCTGAGCCATGCCGTCGAGATGCGTCAGCAGAACGTCGATGCGCTGGTCATCGCTTCTGCTCTTGAGTGCGACCAGCAGAGCGGTGAGGGCGTCGGAGGACTTGCCCAGAGACGCGACAGCGGGCGGGACAGTCTTGATCGTCTCTTGAGTCGTCTGAAGAGTCCCCGAGGCGACCTGAGTCAAACCTGTGAGCCCTTGCAGTGTTGACCGCGCATCCGTCAAGACAGAGACGACCTTCTCAAAGATCGTCTTCTCCTGGGCGTCGAGTGTCGTGAGCTGAGCGTCTTCGTGCTTGGCCGCGGCCTCGGCCAGGCCGACGGTGTGACGGATCGTGCCGAGCGTTTCGTTCAAGTCGGCGAGCGTTCCGCAGGGCTTGCCTTGCACCCCGCACGGACGGTTGATCGTCTCGAACGTCTTCGCAGCCTCTGTACCGGCCGCGGCGAACTCCTGCAGAGCAAAACAACCGTAGTAGCCGAGCGCCGCCAGCACGAAAGTCGCGGTGCCGAGCAGGACGACGATTGCGATCTCGCGTGCCTTGGTCATGGCTTGGCCGGGCCTTTCGACGTGAAGCAGAAGCCGCGACGTGCGCTTGTGCAGCGCGGCAACTTAGCCGGGGTTGCCGGCGTCTTACTCAACAACGGAATGGTCATGACAGATGGCTCTTCCGGGGGATTGGGGCAGCTCCCTCTGAGGCTGCCCCTTCTTTTGTTACGCGGTAGCTGGCGCCGCCGCCTTGAGTTGCGTTACCCAGGTCTGGACGGCCGGGATCAGCACCTTCGCTTCGCCCACAACGAGAGTCACGATGCGGCTGACCGAGGCCTTGAGCGCGGGGTTCTTGATCTCCAGTGCGCCGAGGATGTTCGGGACGGAGGTCGAGAAGTTCTCGAGGTTCTGGAGCAGCGACTGGCCGCTCACCGCGTTCGTTGCCGCCGCCTGAAGCGCAGCGAGGCTGGTTTCGGCCAGGGCGAGAGCGCCAGCGACCTCGGGCTCGGCAACTGGGTCGGCGATGGCGACGGCCGCGGTGATGATCGGGGCCACCTCGGTCGTAAAGCTCTCGATGGTCTGGAGCGCGCTCGGGGCCTTGTGAAACAGCTTGTCAAAGGCGCTGGCGAACTTCTCAACGTCCGAAGCTGTTCCCTTGAACAGCTTGGCGACGTCGGTTTCGATGGTCTGGAGAGTGATCATGATGTGCGCCTCCTCTGGCGCTCCCTGGGGTTGGGCGAGCGTCCCGGTGGGGCGGCTCGGGTCAAGCGGAAAGACGTGCGCGGCGGGAAGCGCAGGCCTACGGAATATGTCGAGTAGGCTCACGACTGGGTTTCGTCCTGAGCCTTGGAAGGGGCCGCCGCCATGGCGCGACCGGCGAAGAAGCCGAGAGCGCCGGTCACCATGTCGGAGGCCAAGGCCGCCATGTCGTGGCGCGCGGCGTCGGTTCCGGGGAAGATGTAGGCGATGGTGGCGTCAGCCGATGCCAAAATCAGGGCCACGACAAATGCCCAGAACATTTCGCTCTGCTTCATTGGTTCTCCTTATTGGCGAACTCGCGCCTCAGTTCTTGTTCCATGCCCGGATAGCGCGAGATCGCGAACGCGAGCCCTGCGCGGTCCCATACGCCGAGTACATCGAAGGACATCTGCACGTAGTTTTTGACCGTGCGCTCAGCCAGTCCCATCCGGTCGCCGATCTGCCGGTTCGTGGTGTTTCCGGAAACAAACCAGTAGAGGGTTTCTCTTTGGCGTTGCGACAGGACGCTCAGAATTTCGGCGGCTGGTTTCATGAGGCTGCTCCTTCGTTGCGTCGATCTCGGGCCACAGAACGAGAACCAAGACAACAAAGGGCGCAAGCGCGAACAGGCCAGCGCCGAGATCGTCGCCCACCAGAGAGCGCCACGCGGCGAGCGCCCACATTGAGGGCGACGACGCAGAGACACCCCAGAGCGACGAAGAATTTATCGATGAAAGCCACTATCGACCCCCTGAAAAACCCCACCGGGTAAAGTGATTTACCCGTCAGAATCCCTTGAGGGGCGACTCTCAGACGATGAGCAAGTCGTCTTCGACCCACCTTTTTGCGAGGGACTGTGCCCCTTCGAGAGTCGGGGAGAGCCCGACCAGTAGTGCTCCCTGCTCGACTGCGAACCCGCCCGAGGTCTGGGGACGGATTCGCAGTGTCGCGAGGGCATCTCTATCGCGCTTTAGGTCTAAATAAGCCAGGTGCGCCCGCCGCTGTGGATCCATTGCGCCCTCAGTTCAGCAGCGCCTCGCGCATTTTCCGAATTGCGGCGTCGTGGATCCGCTCGACGTGCTGTTCGCACATCTCAATCGTGAGCGCGATCTCGCTGAGGGCGCGATCTTCGTAGTAGCGCAGGAAGACGATGGTGCGCATGGTGCGCGGCAGATCAGCGACAGCATCGCGGATGCGTTCGGTGGCCTCGATGCGCAGCAGCGCCGCGAGTGGATCGTCGATGTCGGGGATGGTCACTTGTTTTCGAGTGTTATGCCTAAATTTGCTCCGCCGCCGACGAAACAGGAGCCGCAGGGCATGGCGTTAGACCAGCCATTGATGGTGCGGGGGTACGCGGGCACGATGAAGCGGAAGTCTTCGCTGAACTCAAAGGAAGATGGCCAGCCATCTCTCAGACGCCCCTCCGGCCGGAGATATTTCGCGGTGATATCGTCGGTGAGGTCTTCGATCTCGCGTTCGATGTGGGCGCGTTGTTCATAGAGCGCCTTGGCACGGGACCCCTCAGCGGGCGCGAGCTCGATCACCTTCGCGTTCTGCGCGACACCGGGCAGAGCGCAGCACATGGCCGCGAGAGCCAGAATAGCAACTTTCATCGTTCCTCCAAAGGTTTACGGCTGAAGTGTCCCGAGATAAGCGTCCATGCCGCCGAACGCGGCCAGGTTCACGATGTCGAAAGCTCGTGCCATCTTCGGGTGGTGACGTTTTAGCCGGCGCGAGATCACGACTTGCCCCGCGCTCATCAGAGTCTCGACGCCAACGAAGGCGGCGGGATTCTGGGAGATCGCGCGAGGGAACACGACTTCCCGACACGTGCCGGCCTCCATGCAGTGATGGATCAGCGCATAGTCTGCCTCGTGCGCGGCGAGAGTAGCCACGTACAGGCCGACGTCGACAGTCGTTGTTCTCTCGCTGTTCTGTGCAAAGGCTGGGACGGCTAACGCCAGCAGAACAAGTGCAAGTGCTCGCATCAGGCCTCCAGTGGCTTGGTCTGCCGGTCACAGGCCTCGGCGAAGTGCCAGTCGGTCAGCGTCTTGTCGTCCATTGCGCTGTACTGGCCGGGAGTGAGGATGCAGGATGCCTTGCCGTCCCGATAGTCGTGCGTCATTTCGTAGCACTTCCCGCACCGGGGCAGGCTGATAAGCGCCCGTCCGGGAAACGACGGTACCGTGTCGAAGGCCTGAATGGTCGTCTTGGGCAACTGGGGGAGATCGAGCACGGCGGAGTCTCCTATCGGATGTAGATCATGCCGGCGCCGACGACCTGCGCCATCGTTGCGAGTTGCGTTCCGAACGTGGTCTTGGTCCACGCGCCCCAGGACTCAAGACCGGTGATGGTCTGAGCGGAGAAACTGACCGGGCCTGCGGACTGGGAGATGATGATGCCGGTCTCAAGCCCCTTGGCCGCGACTGCGCCGAGCGGGGTCGAGGCGTCGCCTGCCGACTGCGCGTACAGCGTCAGAAAGTGAGCCACGTAGAGCGCCATCGCGATCGGCCACTGCTCGCGCCAGCGCGAACTCATCAGTGACGCCGTCGCGACATTGATGTACGCCTGAATGACCGCCTGCGGGACGTTCGTGAACTGCGGGTAGAACGTGAGGAGGTCGGTCACCGCGTAAGCGGGGTTCCCCGGCTGCGTAGCTCCCGAGGCGAGGCAAAGATTGGGACCAGCGGCAATGTCATAGCCGAATCCACCGAAAATGTCCATAAAGAACAGGTCGATGCCTTCGCCCGGGTATCCCATTTAGCCTCTCCGCTTCCTGCTTGTTTTTGGTTCTTCGATACCCTGATCTGCGGGTTCATCCGCAGGCTGATCGTTAGCGGTTGACACAACGGTGATCCATCCCGACTGCTTGGCGGCCTCAAAGTGAGGATGCGACAGCAGGTCATAGGGAAGGGCCTGCGGCTCTCCGGAGGGGAAGATAGTGATCTCCCCCTCCGAGGTCCGCACCGTCATCTTCTGGCGTGCAATGACAACGGCCATGCTTTTCGGCTCCCTATATCTGGTCGTAGTAGAGCGCCGTGGTGGGAGCAAGGAACTTGACGATGCCGGTGTTGCCGACATAGGTCGCCACGAACGCGCCGTCCTGGAGGGACAGGGGTCCGCCGACACGCTGCAGGTCCTGCAGGATGCCGAAGTTCACGTACTCGTCGTCGAAGCGGTACGCCATGATGCGGCGCGTGTTGCCCGCGCCGGCCGTCTCCAGCCAGTTGGGCACCGCGAGAAACTCCGGCTTCACGCCAAAGGCTCGGCCGTAGTAGTTCTCCTCGATGTACTTGAGCACGTTCTCGTACACCGAAACCTGCGGGGTGCCGGCGACGTTCAGGTACATCGGCTGCAGCAGGCGGTCCCACGCGGTGGCGGGAATCAGGAAGCGGTTCGGGATGGCGCGGGTGTCGTATCCGTTGGCCGCCCAGACCGCCTTTGCCATCGAGTTGACGTCGTTGACCAGGTCGATGGGGTTCTTGGTGTTCCAGCTGGGCGAGGGCGTTCCCTGCGTCCCGTTGGGGGCAGCCTGGGCGGTCACCAGGGTGCTGTTGACGAGGCCAGTCTGACCGGACTTCTGGTTCAGCGGTCCAAGGTACACACGCTGATCCATCGTCTTGTTCCACGTCAAGCGGATGAACTTGTCGAGGATGTCGTTCGGGCTCTTGTTCGCCTGCGCCAGCTTGAGCGACTCGATCAGCGGGATGCGAACGCTGCGCTGCCACGCGAACGTGGGGTACACGTCCTGGCTGCGCTGGAAGTTCACAACACCGATGTCGTTCGCGCCCGTGCCGGTGCCGTCTACGTTGGTGTCGCCGCCCGCCACGAACTCGGCGGTTTCGGTATCGACCCATCCGCCGCCGTTGGTCAGCGGTACGGCCTGGAACCAGGTGTGGCCTTCCATCGGCATGTGCAGCCGGGTATCGGCCTTGTTGAGTTCCGACTGAAGGAAGATCGAGCCAGTCGAAACGGCGTCAGCCGCGCCCATATCGACGTCGCGGCGGCTGCGCAGAGCAGCGATGGCGCGGCGATAGGACGAGCTACGGAGTGCGGCCTCCAGCGCCGGATCCTGGCGCAGTTGGCGGGGTGCAGGGATGTATTTCGACATGGGCTTAGGCCACCTTCCGTTCGAGAATCGTGACCTGTGCAGCCGACTTGCCCGTGTTGGGGTCGGTGGAGATCACGCCGGTCTTGAAGACGATGTTCTGCAGCTGGACGCTGTTGGCGAACGTCACAGCGGTTCCCGAGAGGGCCGCGGTGGTGTTCTGCGAGAGCGTCACGGAGGTTCCCGAGACAGCCGCAACCGTGGTGTTGGGAGCGATGCCCGCGCCTGTGACAGCCTGGCCGACCTGGATGCCGGTGCCCGACGCTACGGTCAGAGCCGTGGATCCGGACGATGCGGTGCCGGTGGTGGCAACCTGATCGGAGGTGGACTCCAGGCCGCCCAGCACACCGGCCGGGATAGAGCCATTGGCCACGAGGCGCATGTACACGGGGGTGCCCGCGTTGGCCGCGCCGCCATTGTTGATCTGCGCCGAGATGGTGCCGCGCGTCAGGCCGTTGACCATCATACCCGGCGCATAGTACCCGGCCGGCATATTGGTCCCGCCGTTCAGCGGGTAGTAGCCGTTGGTCTCAACCGCATCTTTGGCGATGCCAATCGGGCAGCTGGGCGTTCCGTTCAGGAGCGCGAGCAGCGCCGCCACACTGTTCGAGGCGATATACTGCTTCACGCTCGAATAGGTGTTGTTGGCGTTCAGAACGAAGGTCTCGCCGAAAGCGAGGTTGTTGGTGTCGGTCGGGTTGACCTGGCGCGGCGAGATCAACGGGAAGTCCGTCTGGGAGATCGTGCCGATGGGGCCGAGCACCAGACCAGTTACGGGAATGACAGAGCGAGGCATGGGTTATCGTGCTCCCTTCGACTTGAGGTAGTCGTTGTAGACGGCGAGATTCTCCGCATACGGATTGGCGTTGTTGAAGAATTTCCACATCGGAACTTCGGGCTCGGCATCGGCAACGCCCGATCCGATCTCGACCAGAGCGACGAACGGGTCGTCGATTGCGCCGTCCTTGACGCCATCGCGCACCTTGCGCATCGATTCGGTCAGCCCGTTGTAGGCCTTGATCGCCTCCGGGTTCTTCGAGCGGGCGATGGCGGTGCGGATCGCATCGCATTCGAGCGCGGCGATGGCGTCACCTACCGAGAACTCCGATTGGCGGGCGCGCTCGGGAGCGAGGATCACGGCCGCAGCGTCACCGGTGCCTTCCTCTTCCTCCTCCTCGTCTTCGTCCTTCTCGCCGTCCTCGTCCTTGTCGGCGTCCTTCGCAGCCTTGTCAGCGGCGGCCTTCTTTTCGGCCTCCTCTTTCTCGGCAGCGTCCTTGGCGGATTTGTCGGCAGCGGCTTTCTTCTCCGCCTCTTCCTTCTCCGCGGCATCCTTGGCGCCCTTGCAGTCCTTGCAGTCGCAGCCGGACTCGTGCTCAGCGTCGCCCGCGCCTTCCTTCTTCATTTCTTCGAGCGCGTCGGCGACTTCCTCGGGCTTGGCATCTTTCGCCCAATTCTGGAAGCCGATAGCCCGGATAAGAGAGCTGAATCTCATGCTCCGTTTCCTTTCGGGTGGGTTGGTGGTGGATGGTGAAACTTCGGGTGGGGCTGCATCGCCGATTGCGATCTCGCTTCCGGCGCGGCCGCGCGGAACCACGGCGACGTGATTCCCGCGAATTTGGGTCATGATCAGACGCCCGGCTGCATCTTTGGCCAAGATGAACTTGTATCCGCAGGAGACCTCGCGGATACCGCCTTCGATCTTGAGATTTAGCTCGGGATTCTTGACGTGCAGGTCGGCGAGCAGGGTCGTTTCGCCGGCAAACTCGCCCTCAGCGAGCGGCGCGCCGACGCGCACATTTTGCATGTGCCCCTGGCTCACCCCCTCCAATTCATCGAGTGCATCGACCAGGCTCTTGCCGGACGGATGCAGATCGAGGACAGACTTGCCCTCAAAGGAGGCCAGCGTCTCGGGCGCCGTTACCTCTTCGATGGGGCGAAAGACTTCGTACAGCATGTCGTCTTCGAGGCCCCAGCTGGGGTCGTAGCCGGTGTTGCGCTTGAGTTCCCGGCCCTTGTAGATCTGGCTGCCCGAACGGGCTACTGGAACGCTTAGATATATGCGGTAGCCTTCGTCGGTCTGCGCCCAGGTTTGTTTGTCGGGTACCGGCGAAGCATAGTAGGCGAGTTGTGCCATGGCGTCTCCGCTAGTAGGTGGGGGCGACTTGTTCGATCCACGCGACTTTCTGACCGGTTGCGGCGGCGACCGCGTAGATGGCTACGGCGCGCAACGGGAGCGGCACGCTGGCTCCCGGTTCGAGCGGATAACCGGTTGCGGTGGTGACGCCAGATCCTCCGACATAGATCGTCTGAGTGTTGGTGGCAGGGGCCTTCACTATGGCCTGAGATCCTGCCGAGGTTCCGGTCAGCGCGGTTGCGGTGGTGCCAACCGAGGCTTGGCCAGTCGACACGCTCGCAGCGGTGCCGGTGGTGGTAATGGACATCGGTTGTCTCCTGCTACTTTTTGGGTGGAGGCGGAGGCGTCGCTGCGGCGGGCTGCTTCTTGGCAGCCTCTTCTGCGGCGATCTTGGCGAGGTAACGGCGTCGAGCAATAGCCCAGTTTGCGTCACCCATTGGTCAGTCTCCGTAGGCTTGCGCCGCGCTGTAGAGGGCTTCGAAGCCGCGCCCTGTGCGTTCCTTCTTGCCCTGTCGCCACGTCTCGACGGTTGCGACCTTGCCGGCGTCGAAGTGAACGCGCACGATGGTGTCGGGGCGCTTCACGTCGCCGCGGTAGTACTGGACGGTCGTGTTGCTCTCCTCGCGAGCGCCAAAGCTGCGATACTCCATCAGCTTGTCGGCTTCCTCGCGAGTGCCCTCCGCGTCGCGCGACGGCACCGCGTCCACCGCACCGCACGGTCGCCAGATGGCAGGCTTGGTGAGGTCGGCGCTGTGCATCCAGTTCATGAAGTTGAGGAGCGACATCTCGAGCATTGCGCCGAAAGTCTTGCTGCTCAGGTGATGGCCGGCGCGATACGCCATCCTTGCATCGGTCGCGTCTTTGTAGCCGAGCATGACCTTGTGTTCGTCGAACGCGCTGCCATCAAGCGTCAGCTGGTCGACGACGTAGACCATGTAGCTCTCGCGGTTCGGCCCCACGTAGCAGTCGAGTTCGTCACCATCCGCGCCCGTGACGCCCTTGATGTAGCCGTAATCGGCAGGCATGACGACGCTCCAGCCCTTTCCGTTGCGCGTCATCCCCTTCGGCGACTCGATGGCAATGTCGAGCCCGTGCAGGTCAAACTCCTCAAGAGGAACGGAGTCCTTCGCGCCGCCATCGTCGTCCTCTTCCATGCCCGGCGTGGCCGAGTCACCCAGCGCGAGTTCCGAGGAGTATTGGTCGGGAACGCGCTGGATATCTTCGGCCTTGATCTGGAAAAGTCCATGCATCTCGCCGGCGCGTCCCAGGGTCTCCACCGCCTGCCGTTTCGTCAGAAGATCAGACTCGAATGCATCCTTAACCGCCTGCGTCGTCTTCTGAGCAAGGTCGGCGCGCTCGTCATCCGTCACGGACCGCATCGACGGGAAGGCATAGTCGAGGTCCTCGGGAACCTCCCCGAAGGTGGACATGCAGATGATCGGAATCAGCTTGTCGAAGTTCGGCCGGTCCTCGCGTTTGCGCTTGGTGTCAACCGAGTCGTACCAGGTCTGAAGATCGCCCTCGCCGCTCTGCCCGAGGCCGGTATTGGTCTGCCCAAAGAGGCGCGACATGGGGCAACCGGCGGCGCCGCACAACTGGGTCATGTACATCCGCCCGATGTCCGCGAGACCCCCAAAGCTATACGACATGGGGAATATCTCGGAGTCCTTGCCCAGGGCGAGGAGGCCGTTCGTCCCAATCGATTCCGAGACCGCCTGCATGCGGAGCAGGTAGTCGTTGTACTGGGTCTGCGTAACGCCGGTGCCGGCCAGCATCTGCGCCATCATCGGCTCTTTCATGGCGATGACGTGGGCGCGGGCGATGAGGTCAGTGACCCCGGCCAGCATGTAGTCGTACCGCTTCATGTCCTCGTACACGCACTCGAGTTCGGACATGCCCCAGTAGGTCTGGATCTGCTTCTCAAACAGAGGCAGGTCCCGGCCGATGAAGCGAATCGCGCGCGAGTGATGGACGCGGAAGGTCTGGCCTACCTCGGTAGTTACCTCGTAGTACTCCGGTAACCCGTACTCCGCGGGGTTCTCTATGTCTGAGACCAATTCATTTGAGGGGCAGACCCCCGACCAGCGGTCAACAATGATCAGTCCGCGGTAGCTGGCCGGCTGCACGTCGTCCAAGCGCAGAGGCTGTGACAGGTCGCGGTGACGCTTGCCGGCGAGCGCGATGATGCCGATGGCGCCGCCGAACAGCCGCCCCCACTTGCGCCCCTCGATGTACTTTTGCAGGGTGTGCGTGCTCGCCAAAACCCGGCGAAACTCGGCCACATCCTCTGGCTTGAGATTGCATTCGAGCGTCGGGAAGTCTTTGAGCGCGTCCTCGACAAATGAGTCGATAATCGCCCTGGCAATCCACGATCCCCGGTAGATGTTCAGCAGTTCGAGGTAGTTGAGCGAGATGCGAACCGGTACGTACACGCCGCCGTTGGCCGCCGAGGTTGACCCGAACCCTATGTTTGCCTTGGGGTTGGCATACATGTCGGCTGCCCCGTTCGCCTGCTCGATCCGTCTGCGTGAAGCTGCCAGCCGCTTGCTCATTGGGGTCCGCGTCTCCAAAAAAGGCCCGGCCTGAGCGGCTTCGGGGTAAACTCATTGCATGCGCTTTGATGAACGGACAGGCCTCGCCCAAGTCGGCGACACTGCGATCCATCTGGAATTGCTGCGCAGGCTTGCCGATCCCGACAAGCGCGTTCTCTGGCGCTTCGAGATCGTCGAGGGGGTTCTGATCGCGCGGTGCTACACCGAAGATCAGGTCATCTGGACGGGCGACGGGACGGCAGCAGCCGAGATCATCCTAGGGTCGAAGACGTAGGCTCGTCGTACCCCTTCCATTGCCACTCCCGCACTGCCCAGGCCAAGAAGTCTCCAGCCAGATCATCGTCAATCGAGATCGCGGTATCGCGTTCGCCGGACGACTTCACGGACCAGAATGCGAACGGGTAATAGGCGCGGAAGTAGCTCTCGCCACTCTTCATGGTCAGACTGAGATATCCACCCATGAAGATGTCGTTCTCTTTAGGCTGTTCCGTGATTTTCTCGACGCCGAACCACGCGCGGGGCATATTGAGCCCGTCGGTGATGTAGTAGAGCTTGCGATCCGCCGAGTAGATGATATTCAGCGTGTCGCGGACGTTCTTCTCCAACACCTTGCGCTTCTGCGCTTCCAGCTGCTCGATCTCCTGCTTGAGGCTGGCGATCCGCGCGTCGATGACCCTCACGTTGTCCGGTGTGCTCATGCTGCTCTCTCCTGAACTCCCGACATCTGGCTGAACTCCAGCCGCCGCATACGAATAATCTTGCCTTGCTGGTACACCCGCGACGGCCACGCCACGTCATCGATCCCCATCAGCGGGAACGGCGTGCAGCGGCAGTTCGGGCAGTTGCCCGGCAGATAGTGGCCTAGCGTGCTGTGCTGGCCGACGAGCTGCTCGGGGCTGGGCGGGTCATCCCAGGACATCAGGACGCCCTCAAGATTGCGGTGACTCAGCCGGACCGCGCCGTCCTTGCTGGTGCGCCACACAAACCAGTTGATCCCGATGCTCTGGGAGCGAACCTCGGTCAGCGCGGTGGAGGCCTTGGCGACTTCCGTCCTGGCGATCACGCGAATGCGCCAATCGGTCAGGCGCGGAAACTCGACCCGCATCTGAGCGGCCATCGTCTCGTACCGGACACTGCGCTGCTGCGCTCGGGCGAGCCGTGCGCTCAAGCGTTGCGCGACCTCTGCCGGCACCGACGAGATCAGCTCGGCGTTCTGCGCAATGATCGAGTTGAAGCGTTGCCCGATCGGACCGGCCATCTCGCGCTGGAGCAGCCGGTACATAAGGCGGTTATGACTCGACCATCGGGCGGCGTCCTGCCATGCCTTCAGGTTAATCGCGTTCATGCGCGAGACCATCCGGCGCGCGATATTCTGCGCGGCTGGGCGGAACATCGTGTCGCGGCTCATCGCCTGGAGTTCGGCGATCCACTCCTCGAACGACTGATCGGCGCGTTTCTTGGGAAGCGCCTCGCGCAGCATCTGCCTTATCTCGCGCTCGAATGCGGCTTCGATGCGGCGGGATGCTGCGAAAGGATCACGTCTCATGGGATTCCAGCCTTACAACTGCCAGCTTGGCACCTTCTCAATTGCCCAGAACTGCAGTGCCCGGCAGGATCGGTCGTTCCTGCGAATCGGCTTTTCCTCGCCCGACTCGACGTCCCAGGCATACGAGAGGAGTTCGCGTTGCAGGTTCACGCAGCGGCGATGAATCCGGAGGCGCTTGGACCCGAGCAGGGTCGCAATGACCCGGATCGCGTCCAGTTCCTTCTTGTCGACTTCCTTATCCTCGAGCGTCGAATGCCAGATGCCGCGGTTCATCAACTCCTGCGCGAAGGTCTGCGCGCTAGGGTCTACGATGATCGATGCCCGGATTCCAGCCGTGAACTCCTGCAGCGTGTCCGCGTGTTGCGCGTCGGTGCGCTGCGCGAAGTTCTGGCGAGGATCCCAGTAGACCTCCCGGTCTACCCACCAGCCGCTGGCGTCCTGGATGATATCTAGGAAGACCGTGGGCATCGCCGTGCCATAACCGATGGTGACGGTGCGATCAACAAAGCCGCCGGCTCCATACAGCCCAACCGGCCGGGAGTCGTCGTCGTACAGAACATCCTCGCTCCAAACGTCGCGCCATACCCAGGCGGTATCGAAGTCCGTCAATTCGGTGATGGCCCAGACCAGAGCGTCCACCCGATCAGGCGAATCCTCGTCCGTCTGGGGATTCCAGTCAACCATCTGGTCTTCGAGGTTCGGGAAGCTTCCGACATGGTGAACCCGGCCCTGCTCATACAGGGCAGCGATGGGCTCAGCACGGATTGCCTTGCCCCTTGATGCGCGGACCGCGCGATATGACACATTCGGGTTCTTGTGGCGAATGACGGATTCGACCATCTCGCCGCCGTTGTTTACTTCGCCGACGATCCGGTCTGCCGCCCGCTTCTCATAGATGTCGACGACAGCAGCGGCCCATCCATCCGGAGTGGATATCTGGCTGATGTCGTCCAGCACGTAGAAGTGGGGCGGGCTTTGCTTGTCGCGCGCCGCGACAATGATGCCCGTTTCGTCCGAATTATCATTGCTCGAGACTGCCGGATCCACGCCAACAACGATGCGGACGAGTTCCGGTGCCTTCCGGACCTTGTTCTCCTCGATGTTGTCGCGCTTCCAGAGTGCTCCAGGGTTGTCCTCAAGAAGTTCAGCGTTTAGTTCCTGCCGGCCAAGTCTGGTCCCCTCGTACTTCGTTACGATCTTCGAAAGGAACGTTGGCGCCAGGTTGGCCTTGTTGTCATAGGTCGAGCCGCGCGTTACGAACGTGGTCGGCTCTTTCACCAGCTGCCGCATCAACTTCGTCGGCTTCGGTGTCGTCGTCGCAACAGCTTGAGGGTTATCGCCGAGACGGAGTCCGAACATCGCCTGATCCCACGATTCTTCGTACTTCCAGGCGGCGACCTCGTCACACCAAAGTTTGTCGCTCTGCTTCCCGCGGAGCCGTTCGGGCTCATCGGCGGTGAAGATCAGCGACATTGCCCCGTTCGGCCATTCCAGGCGCCGCTTCGAGGGGCGGTACACCGGACGCTCATGCGGCGGGCAGATTGCGAGTATCCCGCTCTCGCCCTCAACCATGATGTCCCGGGCGTCATCCGCGGTCGCGCCAATAAGATTGACGTAGCGATAGCGCTTGACCCACTCGCGAACCGTCTCCGCACCCGTGCGCGTCTTACCAAAACCGCGGCCGGCCATGATCAGCCAGACCTGCCAGTTCCCAGGGGGAATCAGCTGGTCGGAACGGGCCCAGACGTTCCAGTCATGGAACAACTCGAGAAGTTCCTCGTTCGTGAACTCTGCGAGATACTCGTCGCGCTCCTCAGGGCTTAGCGCTCGAAGCTGATCGACCAGCGAGTTTTGCGGAGAGCCGCTCCCTGACATTCCGAACCTCAAAACTCATCTCGCCCTCAACCTGAACCTTCTCGGTGAACAGCTTCAGGTGTTTGCCCAGATCCACGAGCGCCGCACGCTTGTCGTGGAGCTTGAACTTAACCCGCTTGACTTTCTCCGTGTCGGATTCACCGTCGTCACTCTCTCCGCCGGTTCGTTCCACGTATTCCTCGACGGTTATCTCTCCGATCGCAGCGGCCTGCTCCCTTGTGAGGGCAGAGAGATCGACACGCGCTGACCCGTCCGGAACGATCTTCACGTAATCAAGCATGTTGGAGAATCCGAGAAGGGCGAGTTCGTTCAACACTCGCTCGGCGCTAATCTCCAACTTTTGGAAGCGCTTCTCCTGCTTTTCGGAGATGGCCGCCTGGACCTTAGCATTGCTTAGCAATCGCGCGCCTTGAACGTGCGCTGCCTTCTTGCTGTAACCTGCACGTTCTGCGGCCTTTGTGGCATTCAGGTCCACAAGGTACTCGCGCACGAACACTTTTTGCTTGGGAGTCAAGGTTTCCATGGCAGGGTCAGTCGGTTACGACCGGGGATCAAACAGTCCCGGGATTGGGGGAATCTGGTAGGGCAACACCGGGACGGATATCGGAGAATTGAGAGCCTTGAGCATGTGCTCGACCTTCTCTTCAGAGAGAGGCTCGCCGGTCCCGTACTTGGACCAGGTGTACTCGATGTGCTCGCGCGTGAACGTCATAGCACTCCGAAGGCGTGGAGCAGATGGTAGGCTTCAAAGCCGATGACGAGACCGGCTGCAAAGGCGCGGAAGGCGATGCGCAGGATGTCACGCTTGGGGATCATGGCTTTCTCCGGCTTCAGGAACGGGCGGGGAGGGCACTTAATGAACGGCATGCTGCGCAGTCCTTCGGTGGAGGCATCAGGTTGGGGCGACTCGCCATAACCATGATTCTGATCTGCATGTTGATCAGTTCAGCGCGCTCGCGCACCACCTTCAGATATTCTGGAGACCAGTGTTTCCCTTGCACGTACTCCATGCCGCTCCTCACGCTGCGCCGCTTGCTTCGGCGAGCGCCGTTTGCCAGTACCGATCCAGTCCGACTTTGCTCTCGGTGAACGCCGGGCGCATGACTCTCACTTCCGATCGCGGCTTCTCTTCGGCCTTGCAGCGATGCCGGCGCGCGAAGTTCTCCTTCGCTTCCAGCGTCCGATGCGGATCGCGCAGGACGATGCTCTTGACCGCAATCGGCTCTCCGCACAGAGTGCACCAGATTGATTGCGCGCCGTGGGCGATGTGACTGGTTTGCAGCATGGTTAAGCCTCGGGGGGAAGAATTTCCGGGGGTACCGGGGGCATCAGCGCCGCCTCTGGAGCGTTCGGGTGAGTCTTGTAGTAGACCAGCCACCGAAGCTGCCGGATCGTCTCGGCCGTGTTGCCCATGATCGCGGCGAATCGCGCCTCGAGTTCCGACCTCAGCATGTACTGTGTCGGCAGAAGTTTGAACTGCTCGTCATGTTCGCGGAGCCGTTCGTGATGGTCGTCAAGTTTATCGCTCATGGCACGCATCGCTTCTTCGTGACGAGCGCCGCTGCGAAGTTCGGCTACGCCGATCCCCACCAGGGCGATCACACCAGTGACGATGCCGTTGCCCCAGTCGATCTGCATGTTGTCGGGACCTCGTAGTTTATGGGTGGATAGGCCTCCGGCTTTTGTGCCGTTGGCGATCCATGTTCGATTCAGCTGAGTACGCCGTCTTGTGCCCCTGTTCGGGGTTCTTGCCTGATCCCACCGCTCGGCTGTTCGGGACGCTCCGAATCATTCGCGCGGGCCGCGTTTTCGTCGGACTGTCCCTCGCGGGACCGGATGGCATCGGGAGCCGTCAACCCGATTCAGCGTGTTGGCTGGACCTGCTTGTGGGGGTGGTGCGATTTTTATGTTTTGTCAGTCTTGGAGCACCCGGGAGGGCATCAAGCTCCAACCTCCGGTCTCAATGGCCGGTGCTCTATGCACCCCGATGCCTTGACGTGAGCCGCCGTTCTCGTTTCCGCGCGGCTAGATCTAGCGATCTCGTCAGCATTCACCAGGGTTTTTGAGCTACGGGTGCAAAACTTGGGGCGGCTCTACAGGCCGCCGAAAGACGCACCATCATGCTCGGCCTTCGGCTCGTGCGTGGAGCCTGTGCCTACTGCCAACCCGAAGGTCAGTCATCCGCCGCTCGTCCGGCGTCGGGACTCTCCCCTCGGCTCGGTCGTGATGAACGGCGCGCGCTCAGAAATGTGGGTGAGACCCGGGAGAGGCTCATCGGCTTGGGGCCGGTGAGTCACTCTCCATCGCAGGTTTGGGGCGGGTCTCAATCCTGGGCCGCAGCTCAATGGCGGGGCGACTCTCTCCGCTTCCCCGGACGGAGGAACGCCACTGCGGCCCTTCGGTGCCGCGCTCTGCCGTTTGGGGCGGCGGCGCTGGCAACGTCAATAATTCGCCTTGTCCTTCCGCATGATGAAGCGAATGTCACTCACGCGAAACGTGGCCACGGGCTCGTTCTTGACCACGAGGTGCACCAGCTTGCCATCAGGGACAATGCGCTCGGCTTCGACTCGCGTGTCTGAACCGATGCGGGTGCGGACCACGAACGAGTGCTGCTTGCGCGGTCCCGGCCAGCCAAACAGGAGAAGACGCGGGAGAGACATGATAAACGCGATGCAGAGAATGCCGATTACGATCAGCACCAGATCGTTCATGACTCAACCTCCAAAGACTGCCCAGCCGATCAGCACAGCGGCCGTGACAGCCACGCACACGATCAGCCAGAAACCGGGGCCCTCGTCACCGGGTCCTCCGCCGCCGCGCTTGATCTTCAGCCGTGGATTGCCCACCAACGCTACGCTGCACGTTGCCATCGCGCCCTCACGCCGTTGCCGGAATCCTGATCTGTCCGTATTCGGTGACCCATGCGGTCATCGGCAGGAGGCCGTGACCGATAAGCCGCTCAAGGCGCGTCTCGTTCGTCTTCGAAAGCCCGACCAGTGCTTCCAGGTCGGCTTTCTTGAGCATCGGGGGCGACGCCTTGGACAGAGACGGATCCGGGCGGCTGATCATGCGGTACTTCACCGCCGGGTCCTTGCGCTTGGAGACACGTTCGATGTCCCCCTTGCGCTCCATCTCTTCTGCTTCGCTCGCAGTGATTCTCTTGCAATGTGTTCCGTCCGGGAACTGCAACTGGAAGAGCATCTGGTCTCCAACGTTGAGGGCAAAGCAAAAGGGGCCGCTGTTTGGCGACCCCTTGAAGGCAGGAGCAGGAATTTCTGGGGACGACTCCGCGTGCTCAACTTCGGCCGCGTATCGCCGGCATTCCGTTTACCGTGGTTGGCTATCGCACTCACCACGCGGACGCGGGACTCGCCCCTACACTTCACCACCTCTGGGAACCCCCATTTCTGGGAGCCCCCATCGGCGTAGCAGTCAAGATTCAGGGAGGTCCGAGTTGATGTTTGCATTACAGCAAAGCGAAAGCAACAGGGTTGCTTCCCGATTCAGGAATTTTCGTGCCCATTTTGGTCACCGTTGTTTGCGCAACGATATCGACGCACCTTCCGGTACATCGCGTTGCGGCTGATGCCGAGAGATCTAGCCGCTGCGATGATGTTCCCTTCGAAGTGCTCGACGCGCTCCAGGATCATGTGCCGCTCGATCTCGGCGAAGGTCAGGGTCAGGTCGATTGCGGGAACTCGGACGATTCGCTCGACGATCCTCTCAACGATGACCTGCTGCGGCGGTTGGTAGGGTAGTTGGCGACCGCAGCGGCGACAGAACTGGCCGGCGGCCTGGATGTACTCACAGAAACGACACTTGATCCGGTCCATGGTGCTGTATGTATCCCTCTTCGTTATCGGCCCGGGGTTACCGCACCTGGATTACTCGCCCTGCGCCTCAGTGAGCCAATTGACGTTCTTGCCGTCTTCGCCGACGCGAATGATCTCGGCTCGTTCCCGCTGCTCCTTATTGATCGAGACCCGCCTTGCGGCGATCATCCAATCGGCCAACCCATACGCTCCCACCGCGACACCACGCTGCGTTTCGGTGTCGGCCAGAGCCTTGATGTCTTTTTCCATAAGCCTGTCCATGATCACCTTCATCGCTTCAAGCGCGAACTGGTCGCGCAGGAGCTCTTCTTTGTCGAACTGGTTCATCGAAATGCGCATGTCCCCCATTACTTATCCCTCCAAACCCGCACACCCTCTACTCCATTCTCTGTAACTCTTCGAGTGGCGAATGTGTAGTCTGAGCGTTCTAATTTTCTAGCTCTCCAGTTGCATGCGCATGCGCTCAATCGTTCCTGTAGCACTTGCGCGCTAATCGAGCCGCTCCCCTCCAAGCCGACGAAAAAGCTATCCCCTGGAACCATGTCTGACCATGGATAGCGGCGGTTTTTCCTTTCTCTCTTGGTAACCATTTCGCCCGCGTATTTGGCGATAAGCGGCTTGTTGCTTTCCAGAGATATCACGTGAACTTTCCCCCTTACCTGCGCGAAAAGCGCACCGTATCGCTGTTGAGGTTGACCCGGAGGTACCAGAGAATATCCTCGGGTATGAATCGCCTGTGCGAGTTGCAGTCTACGAACCGGCGGATGGTTAGCCCTGCGACCGAGATTCCCTGCAGTTCGAGCAGCGCGTCCTCCAGGCTGCCGATATTCAACTTGGCCATCAGTTCGTCCCAGTCCGTCGGGTTATCCAGAACCGGAGGCGTATACGATCCACTGCTCCACTTGCGATTTGACTGTCTACGCGGCATGCGACTTTGTACCCCTATAGCTCGGAAACCGCCTCAGCAGTTCCTCTTCGTCGTTCCCTGTCATCTCCATCCACCCCGGCGCCCAGTCCCAGAATTCCCGAATCTCCGCTTGGCGCCGTTCTTCGCGTCGCGCCGCGTCCCGCTGCGATCTCGCCCCTTCGCGCTCACACTCGATGACTTCGGCAATCTCATCGGGACGAGGGAAGAACTTGGCCCCCGGAGTTATGCGCCACTCGGCAAGGGCGTCCCTCACCTCGGCCATCGAGTACCGCAGAACCAGCCGCTGGTAGTCCCACAGGTACCCCTCCGCCGACGAACCCAGATCCTGGTGCGGGTAGCGCTCGGCCATCTGCTCCAAGAGAGTCTGGAGGTGCCGATCCTCGGAATCGCTCAGCTGCCGCACGGAATCCGTTCTTGCCGGAATTAACGCGCTCGTTTGCTGTGCTTGGTTTAGTTCCTCCCTGGTGATTCGCTCCATTCCTCGCCTCCTCCTTGCCCCACATTTCCGGCTGATCCCATAGTCCTGACATGAAAAATTTGTGCGCACTTCGGTATCCGAAATCGCCGCGCGGCTTGCCTTTGTATTCCTCCCAGCGCCCCTTCATGTGCTCGAGCGTTTCCACGGGAGTCTTGTTCGCGCTCTGGCCGTAGGCCAGGAAACACCGATGCATGTCGCTCTGTTGCCGCATGTCGTGAATGCCGACGGAATCGCACAGGCATCGCTCAGCCTCTGGCCAATCTAGTTCGGAATCACCCCCCGCCTTAGAGGGGGTAGTAGTAGTACCTGTACCTGTACCTGTACCTGTACCTGTACCTGTACCTGTACCTGTATGCGATGTTTTGCGACTGTTTTGATCGCAAACATCTCGCTTTTGCGATTCGTTTGCGACATCACCCCACCGTTTTGCGTTTCCTCTCTTGCCGGCTTCGCTACGTATGCGGCTAACCTCCTCAGGTGACTTATGGTTTGCTTCGAACACGGCCTTAGCTTCCTGCCATTCAGAGAAGCAAACCAGGTTGCGAAGACGACCGCCTTCGACTTCCGTGAAGTTGCGCAGGATGCGTTGGCAGTGTGTTGCCCATAACTCATCCCCGAGCCCGCTCATGTCGGCTAGGTCCAAGGGATCAGCCGATATCGTGCAGTCGTCTGATTGCCACTGGCAGGAAAGAAGGTACAGGTATCCGATCCGCGCCGAAGGGTGCATCGCCTGCACAGATGGGCTTCCTCGGAAAGCGTCTATCTTGAACGGCATCCATTGTTGCCATTTAGCGGGCAAGGGATCCGCCTTTCCCGATCTGGTTACGCAATGGACGTAGGCGTCGAATCATCCGCGCCTCCACAAATAGCCAATCGCCAAAACTGGTGGATTTACGGACCTTGAACGATACGGATCTGCACTGGCCCCAAGGCGTTTCAGAAGCGGCGCTGTATCGCGCGTAATTGAACTTGTGCGCAAGAATCAGGCGATCTCTTACGTTCTTCGATTGGCCTACGTAGACGAGCTTGCCATCCACGTACACTGCGTAACAGCCCGGTGCCCTTGGCACTCGACGCAACGTTTCAAGGCTGAACTTCTTCCATTTAGAAGGCATTTAATCCTCTCTAACCTCGAACGGGACCCGCGGCGTGGAATACGCGAGCATCAAAGGGTGGTAGGGGCAGCCTGTTTTAGATATCCCAAGGCATTCGATAGGAAGGTTGGGGTGATTGCGACGAATCCGCCGCATGTGCTCCATGGGGTCCAAGCCTCGCTTCACCATGCGCCGGACAACGTCCTCGCATCCCCACGCGACGATGAGCAGTTCGACGTCGCTTGCTACCGCGTCGATCACGGCTGAATTACGATCCGTACACGCAAGGTCAAAGTTAGGCAGATGGCGCGAGTCGGTCATCACCAGGTCGAAGGGGTTGACGACCATAAGGCCGTCGAAACCCCAGCGAGCCGTGAACCCTATGCACTTGGTGATGGTGTTGTCGTCGCGGTCCTCACCGGCCGTAGAGGGGTTAAGCATGAACCAACCGACTCGCGGCCCATTGCCCCACCAGCGGTCGAGGCGACGGCGGTACATGCGATCTAAAGAGAACTCCGCAGAGCGATGAATCATGACCGGTTACAGTTCCTCAATATCTAATCCCAGCATCAACTTCATCAGCTTCTTTTTCAGGCGGTACACCTTGTCCTTGGTGAACCCCTTCACATCGATGATGTGGCGAGTCCCGGAATCGTCGGCATAAACAAAATCGGCAATGTATCGTATTGCCCGTATCTTCCCGTTGCCCTCGACGAGCGTGAAGCCGACTTGCTCCTGAATGTCGGTGATCAATCCGCGGCTCGCGAGCATTTGCAATTGCGCCGCGACGTTTGCCTCACGCTGGGATGGATATGTCTTCCCATTGAACTCCACGCGCTTGTTCCCGTACTTCGACCTGCATGGTGCCGCCTCCTTCCCCTCGATGTGCTCTGTCCAAGCCTTTCGCTCGGCGGCGGTTTCGCGACGCACTATCACCGCCCCTTGGCAATGTTTGCGACCTGGCGAGCCTCGGGCGCTATGTCTTCGAACAGGACCGGAACCAGTTTCTGGAACTCGGCAAGTAGAGGGATGGTCACTTGGCGCATCTGCGGGTGAGCTTCCTTCGTGGTGCGCATCAGGAAAAAATGCCGCCAGGAACGGATGTTCATTGACACCACGATCTTGCTGGACAGTGCATTCGGGAACACGCTGCGGGCTTCCTGCGGGCTCCAACCGTTGCTCAGCAGTTCCCGATAGGCATGCTCCGCTTCATCGATCGCCGTAAGCCAATATGGTTCGTAGGAGCAATCAGAGAATGGCTTGTCATTCTCGTCGTAGTGCCGCCACCCGTCGCCGTTGTTTTCCGGCTCTAAGCCTTTGAGGCACCAACAGCACTCCTCGTCAGGCTTCGGGTAGATGAACGTAGGCGGCATCTTCTTCGCATAGTTCACGAACCGCGTAGACTCCTGCGTGTAGCTGGCGATGCGATGCCGGACGATCTCGTGCGTTATTCCGCGATCGACAAGGAATTCCACCGAAGCCGAGACGTGCTCGACTACGGACCAGTCGCCATGATTTAGCACCACAGCGCGGATAAACCTCTCGGTGTTGAGCGCTGTCTCATCTTCCGAACGATGGCTGACCCGCGCGGCGTATTCAATGCGCACCAGCGCCTGCGCTAGTGCTTCCGGCTCCATTACTTTTGCGTATGGCCTAACGATTTTCAATCCAGTCTCTCCAATCGCTCGATTTCATGGTTGATGTACCAAGCAGCTTTCTTCAGGTCCTCGACTGTCGCCTGAATACCCTGTGCTTTTTTCCCGGCACGGGAGATGTACTTGACTGCGTTACCGAGGGAGAAGCCGAGCTTCCATGCGTCGATAACCTTGATCGCCTCATACGGGTTGTCCTTGCCGCCGTAATGGGCCGGGTGATTAACCTTCTCCTCAGCCATCAGGCCGTCGCCTCCTCTTCCAAAAGGTCGAACAGGGTTGGCACTGCGGCCTTACGTTCGGCCTCCTTCGCGTACATGACCGCATCCGCGAAGTAGACCTCGGACAGTTCGCATCCCCACCCCTTGCGCCCTAGTTCGATAGCGCGCATCGGGACCGTCCCAATCCCAGCGAAAGGATCGAAGACGATCTCGCCGGGCATTGAGTACTGGGTTATCGCCCGATCGACGATATCGAACTGCAGAGGGCAGACGTGCATCTCGCGATTTCCCTGGACCTGAAGGGCGTTCAGCGTCCGCATCCGAGCCACATCGGTCCACACGTCCTTGTGCCAGCTCTGCGGCTGCAGAAGCATGAAGGTAGCCGGCAGGCGGCTGCCAGCGATCTTGCAGGGGCACTGGCCGCACTTCCGGTCTCCGACGTGGATGTGTCCGCACTCCTGGCAAGTCTCGAGAGATTCGCTCAGGTGGACGTGGCGCTCGAAGTCATACACGCTCCGCATGGAGTCCTGGCGGAACAGCTTGAAGATGCGCTCATGCGGTACACCGTGGAAGTCGCTAGGCTCCAGCAGGCGGTCTCCGTTTGATCGCATGAATCCGTGGGCATCGATCTGCCAGCGGGAGCGCGTATATTGCGCCTTGTCCTTGACCACAGGAAGGTCAGCGTATCCGTTGGAGGTGTCTGTCGGGGGCTTGCGGAAGATCAGCAGGTATTCCGGCAGACCGGCGCCCATTCGCGATCCATCCTTGCACTGCTCCGTCCAGCCCAGCCGGTAGGTCTGGTTGTTCTCGCGCACCACGTCGGTGACAATGGTCTTCCGCGCAAGGAATCCGAATCCGTGCCTCTTGAACGCGGCGACACAATCGTCGGAGAACGGATAGACCGTCTGGAATCCCATGCCAGTCAGACCGGATGGGGTGATGCGGTCCTTCACGTGGATGGCGGCGACTCGGCCGGGGCGCAGGATACGGAACAGGTTAGGGATCAGATAGTCCATTTGCGCCCAGAAGTGATCGTTCGACTCGGTATGGCCGAAGTCCCGGAAACTGGGCGAGTATTCGTACTGCGTGGAAAATGGAATAGACGTGAGCACCAGGTCGACGGAGTTCTCAGGCATCGATCCCGTCTCGGGCACGCAGTCGTTATTGACGATGAAAAAGTTCTCGCCGCGCGCTTCACGGCGCGATACCTCCATCTTCCGGACGGCCTCACTCTGCATCGCATTGGAACCGAGCCCGAACTTCCGGATGAGCTCGGTCATGTTTGCGACCAGAAGCTTGTGGTTTTCCCACTTCTCCTCAAGCGATCGCCGGATCTCCCGTTCCGCCTCGGTGTAGATGATGTCGATCCGGACCGGCCGCTTCTGGAGAAACCTGTGGATTCTGTGGATGGCCTGAATGAAGTCGAAGAACTTGTATCCGACTCCCAGGAAGATCGCGTGCGCGCACTGCTGGAGGTTTACCCCGGCGCCATACATGATCGGCTTGGAGACAAAGGCCGTCGTCTCCCTTCCCCGCCATGCGTTCATCAGGTCCTCGCGCTCATCGATATCCTGATTCCCATAGAGCGAGGAGAACGAGATGCCGCGCGAGCCGAGCAGCTTGTCGACGCCGTTCTGCTCGTCGTTCAGGTCGCACCAGACGATGAACTGCTCGTGACCGTAGAGGTCCTCGGTCGTCGCATCGATCAATTCGCCGAGAGTCTCCAGGCGGCGAGGCAGGCTGTCCCGCTTTTCACGCGCCGCAGAACTCAGGCCGATGGCTGAATTGCGAAGCAGGCGACCTTGCCCGCTTGGATCCATGCCGGCGTTCTCGTGGTCGGATGGGACCTCGTGCCAGTGGACCCGCATCTCCGGCATTTCGTAACCGGTGGCATCAAATCCGAGATCAGCTGGAGACTGCAGGAACACGGCCCAACTGGAGCACCAGAGCCAAAAGTCCTGCTCGCGGCTCGGCATGAGGGTGAGCTCGTCAGCGTGCTCTGAATTGCGCTTGAAGAACTTCGTCTTCGCGGCCGAGACGTCCATGATGTCGAGGAAAGCGCTGTATGACAGGAGTTCGATGAAATCGTTCGGGCTTGGCGTCGCCGTGGCCACGAACCGGTATTTGCCGCTCCCCTCGAAGTACGCCATCATCTGGCGGAATGTCTTCGTGCCACCGAATCCGCGCAGGCAGGCGGCCTCGTCAAGTGAGCATGCCTCGAACTCGCGAGGGTCCAGCTTTCCCTCCCGGACCGATTCGTAATTCGTGATGTAGAGGTCTGGGCGCGGTTCAACGTAATGACGATCTGTGAGGTCGCAGCCGCAGGGGACTGCGCCGTGTTGCGCGCAATACTCGCCGGCACACATGGCGCATGGGTCTTCGGCACATAGGTCTAAAGGTCGGCGGACCTCGTCATTCGACCGAATAAACGACAGCCTTATCCCAAGCATCTCGGCATCCCGCATGAACTCCAGGCGCACGCCGAGCGGGGCAACAATCAGGCCGTCGCCGCCGAGGTGCTTGATGAGGAGGCGAAGGATCTCGAGTTGGCACACCGTTTTTCCAAGGCCGAACGCGCTGAATATGGCGGCCCTGCCTCTTCTGACCGCCCACCGGACGATGGCCCTTTGATGAAGCTTGAGAATGGGATGGATCTCGCCATCCTCGATCTCTATACCCATATCTGGCATTGTCAGAACCTTCGCCCGCAAGAAATCCTCGTATGTCACGCTGCGCTCCTCGATAACTGCATGAGATTGGTCAACCGATACTGATCCAGTTCCTCTTCCGACATGCTCCCCTTGTGGCAGCGAGCATGGTGCGACTGACTGGGGAACACGGCGAGATTGGAAATAGAGGGATCTTGCTTGTCCCCGTTGATGTGGTGAACTACTTCACCTGGCTTTAGAGGGCGCCCGATGGCCTGTTCCGCAACGATGCGGTGGATATGGTCTGCACCCTTCTTTGGGTAGCTATCTTCTTTCCTGTACCTGGCACGATGCGCGAAGTAGCAGTCTCTAGAGCAAAAATCCGAGTCGGTCCGGCCAATCTCTGCGGCATGCTTGTCAAAAGCCGAGTCGCACCAAGCGCAGTGGCGTTGCTGCTTTCTTCTCATTGCCTCACGCGCGCAGTTAAGGGAGCAGAACTTACCTCGTCCGCGCCCCATCTGACAGGCCAGCAATCTGAACGCGGCGCAGCAGATCAGGCACTTCATTTCGATCCTTTGTTTCGCTGGAGGCAAGATATTGCTCCCTTCATGCGCGGGCTTTACCGATGCGCGGCCCCGGCGTGTGCTTATTCCGTGACGCTGATGCTTCCGCCGTTGACGATGTAGCGCCAGCCAGCTGCAGCCCCGCCGCGGCCGCCGCCGCCAGCGGAGTAATAGGTGGTGTAGGTCAGCTTCAGAACGCCGCTGTATGGCTTGCCGGTCTCGCCGTCATTGCCTGCAAAGGTGTAGGTCAGGGAGCCACCCTGGGTGGACAGCGGTTGGAACGGCGTGTTGACGATCTGCGCCTGGCCGAGACCTTCAAAGTTGCTGAGGAAGAGGATGAAGCCTCCGCCATTGCTGGATTGGTCGATCCAGATGGATCCGTTAGTAATCCCGTCATCGTCAGCGGCTGCGACTGGGATTCCCCAGCAATAAGTGGGGGTGGACATCCTGCCGCAGTTGAAGCCGGCCGGCCCGAGGTTGAGCACCAGCGACGGCGCAGTCTGTGCTTGGGTTACGGACGTGGCCAGCGCGAACACGAAGGCCGTGGTTAACAACTTGATGAACCGCATACTGCCTCCTTGGGGGTGGATGAAGCCGGTTAGTTGCGAAAGAAGTCCTGGCACATCACAACGACGGCGGCCGCGATGTGGAGCAGCTGCAGGCGATCCGCTTCGCTGCCGGCGAACTTCGCAGGGTCGATGGACTTGGCCGCGCGGATGATCAGTTCCTCGAATGGAGTGAGCGCATCCGGTTGGGTTTGGGTGCGACCCCAGACCTGCTCTCCATTGAGGGGAGATGGGGGCTGGGGCATTGCTTCGACGTAGGTCATTGAGACTCCGAATAGAATTTGCTGAGCCAAACCGCGTGCAAATTGCCGTTCTTTTCGGGCCGCGCGCTCCGGCTGAATCTGTCTGTGCGAGCTATCACTCCCATCTGCGCCGCGCGCTTCATCGCGGGACCAATAGCGGCAAGGTTGTGAGTGGAGGGAGCGTTCGGAAGCGCTTCGACCTCGGCGAGCACGTCGTCTGAGGTGATCTCGCGCTTCTTCTTCGCGGCGGCCAGTACGCAGGCATCGAAGATGTGCCGCCATTTCGGATCGGCGTTCTCGTCTGCCTGCTTCATGCCGGCGGCGATACGCTCCTGGGCAGCTGGCGGTACTTTCTGGGTGAAGTCGAGGCTGTACTGAACAGAGTTGCTCACGCGGCCCTCCGGTGTAGACTTGCCGCCATGGACGACAACGAGAGGTTGGCCGGCGCGATCCTCCTCCGCGAACGCATGGAGGCGAGGATGAAGGAGTGCGATAGGCAACTCAACGACCCCGGAATTACCCCAGAGAAGCTGGAATGGGTGATGCACGAGCGGGCGATATACCAGATGCTGCGGTACGAACTGATCGCCCGGCTCGGAGTTCCGGACACCTGGGGACCATCGTGATTTAGATTGGGTATGGTGCTCTGGAGGCGGCCATGCAAACCACGCTCAAGATCGAGATTCCCACCTCGACAATCCCGGACGTCCACACCTTCGAACTGGACTCCGCAAACCTTACCTTCATTCCGAATGTCGGGGACAACATCTGCCTTCCCGGTATGAAGGGCCCCGTGAAAATAAAGAGCAGGGAGTTCACGTATATCGAGCCCGCAAACCTCGAGGTTTGGTTCGAAGCCGAAGAATAAGAGGAGTGACGCCAGTCTCACTGGAGAACCTCCAAGATCAGCGCCTTGGCGGTGTGCGGTGGCACAGCGTTCCCGATCTGTTTGACCACGGCCTCGCGATTCCCCGTAAAGACGTACTCATCAGGAAAGCCCTGGGCGCGCGCCAGTTCGCGCGGCTGTAGCATGCGGAACCGGATGTCGAGGCGGTAATGCGTGACCGCCGCTTCCACGAGGCCGAAGCGCGGCTTGGTTGTGACCGTCGGGACGGGTTCGCCCGCCTCGCTCATGTTCTGGGTGCCGTAATAGGCGATGAGGAACGGCTCGCAGATCCCTGTGCCTATCTTCGAAGTAGCAGTCGGCATGGGCTCATCGACAGACATGCCCGGGCGAGGCGTTTCGCCTTCACCATGGTTGACCGTGACCATGTACGGCTGAACGCTCGGTTCAGCCAGGCCGACCCCGCGGCTAGTCGTCGTCACAGTTCCAAGCGGGCGCTCTACCGAGCGCGGATCGGATACTCCGAACTGTGGAACGATGAACGGGTCCACGATGCCAAACCGAGGGCTGCAATCCTGAGTCGGCAGCGGGGCATCGAGCGATCCATTCCGGGTCATGCCGTCAGCACGTCCAGCATGGTCTCCCCGAAAATGCGTTAGGAACGGCGTTGTAAGACTGACCGCACCGTCAGTCGCGATAGTCGGGACCGGATCGCCGAGACCTCGCGGAACGGAACCTGATTGCTGCCCAAGAAGGAATGGCTGCACCAGCCCCGTATGGTTCTCGGCAACTACTGTAGCCATCGGGTCCGCGATGCTGCGCGGTTCCCGGCCCTTGCCTTCGGGTCCACCAGCCTGCACAAGATACGGCTCGACAATCCCGGTGTTCGCCTTCGTGACGACAGTAGGTACCGGCTCGTCGACCGAGCGGTGGCCGCCGTTGCTCGCCTGTTGATCCCACTGAGCAAGAAACGGCTCAACTAGGCCGACATTGGCGCCCATAGTGGTGAGCGTCGGGACCGGATCGTCAACGGATTGGGCATCCTGATTGTTCCGGAACACGACCAGGAAGGGGCGCAGGTCTTCGGCAAAGCACCGCTTCAGGTCGACGTCGAGCCCGCAGAACTTCTTCAGCCCAGCCTTAATACGCAGGAGCGTCTTGTCCGCCAGCGGCCGCTTCCGGTCAAAGATGCTCTTCGAAGGGATGGACCAGTCGATGATCTCGCGCGCCGTGCGCCAGGGCTTTCTGGTCTCCGCAAACAATCCGCGGCGGCTGAGTTGCGAGCTCGGAACATGCGTAGGCTCGGGCCAGCGCACCGGCTTATTGCGACGGCAGATTATGAACAGGCGGCGGCGGGTAGTCGGGTCGCCGTAGTCGGCGCAGTTAAGAATCCTCCATTCGATGTACTTGTATCCGAGAGCACGGAATGAGGCGATCAGCTGCTCGAATAGCTGCCCCTTTTTGCTCTTGAGTGGACGGCCATTCGCGCCGAGCGGGCCCCAGGAGATGTACTCCGGAACGTTCTCGATGACGACGTTGTCGACGTACAGCGCCTCGCAGAAGCGCAGGATGTGCCAAGCCGATGAGCGGGACTGATCGTTCATGGGCTCGCCGCCGCGCGCTACGGAGTGGTGCGTGCACTCCGGAGATGCGCACAAGACGTGGAGTCGGCCGCTAGGAACCAACTTGCGCGGGTCGACGGCGTCAATACCGGTGCACAGGTGCTTCGCGTAGGGGTGATTGACGCTGTGAGTGTCGATCGCGACATTCCAGTGGTTGATGGCGATCAGTTCGAGGTCGGCGTCCATCTCGTTGGCCGCCATCAGTAGGCCCTGTGAGGTTCCGCCAGCCCCGCAAAATAGATCCGCTGACGTAATCTGCCTTTTCTTTTTCACCGATATCCCAAGGCTTCTATTCGTTGTCTTCCCGTTGCAGGAGGCGCGAGACCGTCACGGCGAACAGCGTGAACGCGGTGACCGATCCCAGGACGAGTGCGTCGAAAACCGTCATTGCGGATCTCCGTTGATCTGTGAGAGCTTGTTTTTAGCCGCGCGCCGCACATCCGCGTCCTGGTCCGTGGCCAGTTTCTCCAGCACCGCCACCGGGCTGCTGGCATTCTGCGCGACTCCGCGCCGCACATCCGCGTCCTGGTCCGTGGCCAGTTTCTCCAGCACCGCCACCGGGCTGCTGGCATTCTGCGCGACTCCGCGCCGCACATACGCGTCCTGGTCCGTGGCCAGTTTCTCCAGCACCGCCACCGGGCTGCTGGCATTCTGCGCGACGTAGTAGCGCACATACGCGTCCTGGTCCGTGGCCAGTTTCTCCAGCACCGCCACCGGGCTGCTGGCGTTCTGCGCGACTCCGCGCCGCACATCCGCGACCTGGTCCGTGGCCAGTTTCTCCAGCACCGCCACCGGGCTGCTGGCATTCTGCGCGACTCCGCGCCGCACATCCGCGACCTGGTCCGTGGCCAGTTTCTCCAGCACCGCCACCGGGCTGCTGGCGTTCTGCGCGACTCCGCGCCGCACATCCGCGACCTGGTCCGTGGCCAGTTTCTCCAGCACCGCCACCGGGCTGCTGGCATTCTGCGCGACTCCGCGCCGCACATCCGCGACCTGGTCCGTGGCCAGTTTCTCCAGCACCGCCACCGGGCTGTTGGCGTTCTGCGCGACGTAGTACCGCACATCCGCGTACTGGTCCGTGGCCAGTTTCTCCAGCACCGCCACCGGGCTGTTGGCGTTCTGCGCGACGTAGTACCGCACATCCGCGTACTGGTCCGTGGCCAGTTTCTCCAGCACCGCCACCGGGCTGTTGGCGTTCTGCGCGACTCCGCGCCGCACATCCGCGACCTGGTCCGTGGCCAGTTTCTCCAGCACCGCCACCGGGCTGTTGGCGTTCTGCGCGACGTAGTACCGCACATCCGCGACCTGGTCCGTGGCCAGTTTCTCCAGCACCGCCACCGGGCTGTTGGCGTTCTGCGCGACGTAGTACCGCACATCCGCGTACTGGTCCGTGGCCAGTTTCTCCAGCACCGCCACCGGGCTGTTGGCGTTCTGCGCGACGTAGTACCGCACATCCGCGTACTGGTCCGTGGCCAGTTTCTCCAGCACCGCAGGAATCGTCGAGTGCTGAGCCAGCCATTGAACCCAACTCAAGTCGTGGTCGCGAAGTTCCGCATAGGTGCGCGGCTTTCTCCTTAGCCAAGATAGGCCGCTATTGCATGCCCCCTGAAGTTCGCAGTCCTCGATGACCTTGGCGTCGATGATTTCCTGTAGGTCAACTGCAGTAGTAGACATTGGATCGTTTCCCCTCAAAAGAGTTCAGTTACCGGGCAAGGTGGTGGAGCGCGGCCTTCACCAGCTGGACCGCGCCAAATGTGACAACCGCGAAGAAGAGAACGGAGCCGATGTAGAGGCTGGCCCCAACGATCAAGTTGCCGAGCAGGTCGCTTCGCTGGTCATCCCGAGGCACTTCCTCGTCCAGAGGAGCCGCGTAAAAGAAGTTGGCTATCTTGGAAGCCACAGATACCCTCCGTCCGTTTTTTGAAGGTTGATCTTGGCCAGAACCGCCGGCCGCAGCTTCATGCGACCAAGTGCCATGAGCCGAAGCTGGGCATTGCTGAATATCGGAATGCCTTGCGAGCCGACTATGCTCCGGCCAAAATCCGGGTTGATGGCGAGAGCAAAACGGATCATTGAAGCGACAGCTTGAGGAGTGCAGGGGAAGGCGCGAGCTTTCATTGCGCCTCCCGGTACGGGCAATAACTCGCACCGCAATCGCACTCGCCAACTCTAAGGTCGGTCGAGTCCATGTCTCTCATGGTGATTGCGGCCCGGCGCATAACTTCTTTCGGATCGTCGCCGGGTCGAATGGCGCCAGCGCAGCCATAGAGGAAATTTGAGAAGTCATGCAGGTAGCGCGACTGGAGCACTCGCCTCTCGGATTCGAGTTCGGCAATACGCTTCCGCAGCGGATCGGTGGATGCGCTGATCTGCTGATCGACAAAGAGCACATCGATGTTCTCGGCGGTCATTTCGTCATCGCCGAGACAGCCGGTATCGTCGCCTAGCGCGAGGTTGAGGGCATCTCGCGCCATGTCATCTTCGTTGAACAGATCATCGCCGAGATCATTGCGCGTAAACTGGGCTCGCACCGCGCGATCTACCAGCCTGCGAGTAATCTCTTCTGCTGTTTTGCTGTAGGTGATCTCGGCCATTACGCGACCTCCCACAGTTCGCAGTCATCCAGCGTCCGCTGCAAGTCCTCGATCTGCCGCTCGTGATCGCGGATGTCAGCCAGGACCTCGTTACGCTTGACGACCGCTTCGTTGACCGCCTCGACCTCGGCGCCGAGGAAATCCTCATTGATCCCGATATCGGGCCGAAACGCGAGGTAATCCTTTCCAGTGCTGGCGCGCTTGCTGAGCGCATCGAGCGCGGCCATCAGGGTCAAGCGCAGTTCCGGCTCGCGCGACTGGAGAGACTCGATCTTGACGCGCCGCTCCTGAATCTCCTCGAATAACAGCGACCGCTCCAGCTGGGCCTTGACGGTTAAAGTGAGGGTGCTCATGCCGCCACCTCCCAGCGCTCACGCAGGTAGCGCTTGCCAGCCGGCGTGTCGAGCCAGTTCTCGGCGACCTCAAGTCCGCACAGTGCCTCGATTGCGCAGAAGGAGCAGAGGTCCTCTTCGTGCTCGACCTCGAAGTCATGGCAGACCGCGCAGTAAACCGGGGACTCGTCTTCGTCCGACGACATGTCATAGAGCGGGATCGGCGGGTAGTCGGGATTGCAGAATTGCGGATGCTCGTGGGATACCATCACGCGCTCACCTTTCCGAACAGGCTCTCGGTGAGCAGCTGGTCGCAGAGATGAGCCATCTGGCGGGCTTCGAACGGGGTGACGGTGAGAGACTCGCGATAATCGGTGACAATGGCCTTGATCTCGCGTTCGATCCGGCACATCGAGCACAGCGGGGTGCGATCCCATTCCAGGCCGCAGTCCATGCAGAGGTAGGTGCCAAGGGTATCCATTTACCGGACCCCCTTGTGCTGCGTTGTAATGGCGGGGCGGACATTGAGAAACTGGCACTCGACTTCGAACCAGAACCAGGTGAGCATCACCCAAACGGCGACGACGAGGAATCCGGTTACGGGAATCTGCGATCGGGAGATTCGCATATTGAGGTCCTTTCGGGCACACGAGGATCGGGCCCCTTTTAAGGGGTCTTCGATCGTCATCACTTGGCGGGTTCTTCTCTGCTTCGCTTTGACAATCTATGCATAGTTTCTATGCATGGATGAGTACGACTTTATCCCTGGATTGGAGGCATGTCAATAGTACTTTTCATAATTCTTTCCATTATTCTCTATGTCTCCGGGTTGAAATCGTGCTACAAATCTATCAATGGCAACTACCAAAAGAACCACCACACAATCGAAGAATGAATCGACGCTCGGGAAGGGGGAAGAACTGCTCGGTTCCAACCTGCTCCGCCCCGATGAGGCCGCAGAACTTCTCCACACGACACAGAATGCCCTCGCGATCTGGCGGATGAGGGGAACCGGGCCTTCGTATATCAAGTTCGGTAAAGAGATCCGCTATACGAGGAGGCAGTTGCAGGAATGGGTGGCGAGCCGTACAGTCATCCCCGGACTCAATAAGGAACGGGTGGCGTAGGGCGATGGCCGTCTTCCAGAGGGGTCCCTACTGGCATTACGAGTTCCAGATGAACGGCCAGCGCTACCGCGGACCATGCGGGAAAGGTGTCAAGAGCGAGACCCGCGCCCGCCAGGTCGAGTCCATCAAGCGCGCCGAGGCGGTTCAGCGCGGAACGCCCCCGCGTCTGCGGAAAGCCCCGCTCCTCAAGGAAGCCGCCAAGGAATTCCTCACCGAGATCGACGCGCGCACAGCCGCCGGCACAATGGATGAGGACACGAAGCGGCACTATCACAACGGCTGGAAGCAGATCGCCGACACTGACATCATTCATATGCGGGTCGACCGGATCACCACCGGCGATGGAGCCTCGCTGAAGTTCCGCGGTGGCCCGTGGTCGCAGCGCGCCGCCCAGCAGGTCTTATCGAGGATCCTCAACTGGCTCGCGGAACGTGGGGTGATCGCAGCGGCGCCGCGCATCAAGCGCACCAGGGCTCACGGACGAGAGGCTCGCATCACGGAGCAAATGCAGGACGCGCTCCTTGCCCACATGGATCCGGACGTGCGCGACGTTTTTCTGATCATGCTCGATTGCGGCATGCGCCCGGAGGAGGTGCTCCGGATGCGCTGGGAAGACGTGCACTGGGAACGGGACCAGTACTTCAACCCCTACGGAAAGACGGCGGAGTCTCGCAGGTTCGTGCCGATGCCGGACCGCATGCGCGACCTCCTGCTGAACCGGAAGGACAATGGGAGCGCCTGGGTGTTCCCGTCTCGCGACGTCGATCCGAAGATCCGCGCTCGCGCCAAGGATATGTTCGCCGCGGGGAAAAGCGTCCGGTACGTGTCGATGGCCCTCGACCTATCGTGGCCGGCGGCCAAGCGCATCAAAGAGGGCCGCGCAGGGAAGGCGGACGACACACACCGCGTCACCGTCGCCAAGCAGTGGGAGAGTGCGCGGGAGGCGTCCGGCGTGGATTCGAGGGTTGTCCTCTACTGTGCGCGGCATGAGTTCGCGACGACGTTCCTTGAGCACGGCGGCGACTTGGCCACGCTGAAGAAGATCCTCGGACACACGAGCATCTCGACGACGGAGAAGTACCTGCACCCGGGAATCGCGGGCGCGAAGGAACTGCTCAATCGGAGAAACAAGAGGGGACTTAGGCTGGTCGAGAAGAGGGCATGAAGATGGTCGGAAGACGCGGCGTAGATATCAATGAACGTAAACTCACAGTTCAGGAGTTCGCTCCCCTTGTTGGGCGAACCCCGAAGAGTGTGCGGAATTGGATTTCTCAGGGGAAACTCAATCATCTGAAGATACGCGGGCGCGTCTTCATTCCGGAGAGCGAAGTTCAAAATATCCTGGACGAGAGTTACGTCCCCGCCCGGGACGCTTCAGATTTATACGGACGGAAAGCGCGCATTCAGGGGGTCCCGGGAGATTCTATTGCTCGGCGAGACGATACGCCGGTCATCGTGGATTCCTCCAAGTTGTTCCGGACTACCCCTTGGGTCGCCGAACATATCGGGGTCACTCCTCAGCTATTAGAGCAACTTGTTAGGGACGGAACCATTCCATCTCCATGCAGACTTGAGCGCCAAAACGCGCCCAGCGTGATGGTTTGGTCCGAACAGGATATCGAGCGCGCGAGGCGAGCACGATCATCCGTGAAGGACGGTAGGAGACTGCGAACCAAAATAACCCGAAATGGGTCGCCAGTTATAGGGGGCGGGAAATGAGCATACCGTTAGTATTGCACTTCCTGTGTCCAATTTGCGGAGCGCTGCCGCACAAGCTCTGCACGGATTCGCATGGATTCACGACCGTATCACACCCGGAGCGCTGGCGTGGATTCGGCTGCACCTGTGATCGCTGCACTGAGCCGCCGAGACCATTTAAAGAAGGGTCCAAACTGTATTCATGGCAAAAACTGAGACAGGATCGCCACGCCTCCATGACCCATGAACAAATCCGCAGCGAAATGCGCGATCTCATCCAGCGGGAGAATAAAGAAGTTTCGCTCCAAACCGGGAAACCTATTCCCGCCCTCCCTCCTCCGGCTGTCGCAACACGCATATGCTTAGGGTGCGGCAACGCCTTTGAGTCCGCAAAGAAGAGCCAGCGTTTCTGCTCAATTGGCTGCTACCGTAATAGACGCCGGGGATAGGGGAAACTCAAGATGAAGGACCACCTAGAAGCTGCAATCAAAGGATCGGCAGCCAAGTGGGTGACCGACTCAATTGCGCGGGTACGGAGAGTGTGCCTCTACGGGATTGATATAGCGCTCACTCAGAGCGGATCCAAGTTGAGCATGGCACCTTGCATACCTGCAGCCGCGCAACTTGCGCGATTGCTCGAACTCCACCCATCCGATAACTGCTTCCAGTTCAAACGCAAACGATGGTCGGTGGTTAATAATGGAAAGCAAAACGCCTCGCTGGAAAAAGGGACAAGCACACATCCTCGCGCAAAGGGAAAGGGGGCAAAATAGATGGCTAAGAACGAAGTCCCCATCTATAGGGTGTATGCAGCGCAACCGATCTACGTGGAAGCCTTCGTCCCCGAGCAGGCATATGTGCGTTTCTCCGATCACCGCGCCGCGCTACAAGAGGCCGAAGACCGGTTCAATCGACGTAACGCGGACTTCATCCAGCTTGAATGCCGCTATGAGGCGCAAGAGCAGAAGCACAAGTCAGCGTTGGTGGCGGCTAGGAGGGCTGCTCTGGAGGAGGCGAGCAGAGTGACATGCGAGTGGTGTCGAGACGGCCACAATGCGTTCTACGAGAACGGGGTATGGTTCCACCACGTACCCACCCGGGAACCTTCCTACGAACCTTGCCTCGCAGCAGAAATCCGCTCCATCATCGCCTCTCTGGAGCCGCCAAGTGTTCGTAGGGAGTAA